AGCGGCCAAGATCGCGCCACGGTTCCAGGGTCGATGAGGGTGCCGGGAGCCTGCGCTCCCCAGAGGCCGATGCGGAACTGTTACCCCAGGTCAGCCAAGGGATCGAGGCACCAGCGGCCTGCCTGCGATGGCGTCGGCGACGTGCTCAGGAGTGAGCGCATCGGACCCGTACTCAGCGGCGAACGCCTGGAGCGCGCCAAGGGGCGTCGAGGGGTCAGCCGGACCATCCACGATCATGGTGCCGGTGACGAGCTGGGCGAACTCCAGCCCTGCCTCGTAGTCGCTCTGAGCGCCCATGGAGCGATCCTAGCCGTCAGCCTCACTGGGCCGCCCTTCAGGCGGCCACAGAGCCGTACGTCGTCTTCGACAGGTGCCGCGCTCCCGCGCGGCCACAGCCGCTTCGCCCTCACAGCACACCGCCGTCGCCCCTTCGGGTCGCCGTCGAGACTCACTGTGCAAGTGTGAGCACGGTCACACGAAGTCTCAGTTCCAAGACCTCGGGCTAACTCCGACTGTAACTACGTAGAGATAAGTCGTAGAGGCTGAGGCTCCTGTCGGAGCCTGCTTGTCGAAGACGAAGTACAAGATGTGAGCCTCGCTGACGCGAGGCCCTTGACGAAGACGACTTGCCTCTACCAACTACAAGGCTTGCCTCCGAGTCGATCGCTTCGGGCAGCTCACTCTTCAGTGAGGACATCGTCGGAGGCTCGAACGTAGGGGGTGATCGAGTGACTGGCTGGTCTGGATCAGATCGTCGGCAGAGACTCCCCCAGAACTGGGCGCAGATCCGGCGTCGCATCTTGCGACGCGACGGCAACCGCTGCGTCTGGGTGCACGAGGGCAAGCGCTGTGAAGAGGTGGCGACGGAAGTCGACCACATCATCGCGGGCGACAACCACGACGACTCGAACCTTCGGTCGTTGTGCTCGTGGCACCACCAGAAGAAGTCCTCCTCGGAAGGGAGGGCTGCCCAGCTCGCCAAGCGTCGGCGGATCGAGAAGAGGTTCCGACGCACCGAAGACCACCCCGGTCTTCTCTGAACGTGGGACGCCCAAGCGGCGACGAACTACTGCGACTGCGCGACAGCGCGGGCGTCCCAACGTCACTTCGGCGGCTCCCGGTCCTCCTCTCCCGGTCGAGCCCCGATCGGCGCTCCAGGGTCCTCCTCTCCCCTGTCGAGCGCCCGGCCCCCAGGTCACCACGCCTGGGGGCCTCAGACTTCCCGCGCGCCGCGACCAGAGATGGGGAAGCGCGCGGGTGAGATCCACACCGATCACCTTGGAGGTACGCCCTTGGCAGTCATCGCTGAGTCCCGCTACGCCCAGATCGGCCGTGTGGAGTCCGATCTCTGACAAGGAGGTGATCCCGTGCCCTGCGGCACGATCTGTCCTGGCCCCTGTACCGGCTGCCCCCTCGCGGGTCTCCGGTGAGTGTCTGGACCTGGCTCTGGATCTTCTGGATCGGAGCCTTCGTCGTCATCGAGGGTGTCGCCCTGGCCCGCAAGGAGCCTGGTGACACGCTCTCCGAGCACGTCTGGAAGTGGTTCCACACACAGCAGGGCCAGAAGTGGAGCAAGACGACGCGGCTGCGTCGCTTCATCCTCCTCGCCTTCATGGCGTGGCTCTCTGTCCATTTCCTCACTGGAGGTCTCTTCTGACCCGCGTGCTCTACTTCAGCTCGCCGATGTGCCGACCCTGTCGGTCGTTCGGCCCGCTCCTCACGAAGGAGCTGGAGGCTCGCTCGATCGAGCCTGAGCGCATCGACGTAACGGCCGAGGCTGGCCTTGCGCTGGCCGACGAGTACAGCGTCATAGCCGTTCCGACCGTCGTCATCGAGAGCGACGGCAAGGAAGTGCGCCGCTTCGGCGTGCTCCTCGGCGATCCGCTACTGGACGCGCTCAGCGTCCTCTGACTGAAGGAGGTGAGCCAGGTGCCTGGCCCCGTACCCAACCGAGAAGCCGACCTGGCTCGCCCCCGCTCCCGCAAGGGCGGGGATGTTCAGGAAGTCACCAAGGGCGAGATGAGGCCGGTCAAGATCCCGAACGCGGATCGCGACTGGCATCCCATCGCACGTCGCCTGTGGGACTCCCTGAAGACTTCCGGCCAAGCGGACTTCTACCAGAACTCCGACTGGGCCTTCGCCTTCTCGCTGTGCGAAGACCTCTCGCACTACAAGAAGTCCGGCAAGCGGTCCGGCCAGATGCTTCAGACCATCTACTCCGCGTTCGAGCGCCTGCTCGTCGCCGAGGGAGACCGCCGCCGAGTACGCATCGAACTGCATGAGCCCGAGCCTGAGACGACGCCTGCGTCCGTCCTGGCCATCGCCGACTACCGACAGGAGCTGGGGCTCGACTGACCCCGTAGGGACGGTGAGCCTTGACTCCCCAAGCTGGCTTGACCCTGGAAGAGATCGAGGCCCTGGAGCCCGACTTCCACGGCCCCACCTGGCAGAAGGACGCCTTCGGGCAGTGGGTCCTTCCGAAGTACACGCTCGGCTGGCAGATCGCTGGCTGGTGCGCCCAGTGGCTCCGCGCTGAAGACGGCGGCCCTTGGAAGTTCACCAAGGAGCAGCTTCGCTTCGTACTCCACTGGTACGCAGTGGATTCCACCGGCCGCTTCACCAACCGCAAGGGCGTGCTACAGCGCCTGAAGGGCTGGGGCAAGGACCCGCTCCTCGCGGTCCTCTGCCTGGTCGAGCTGGTTGGCCCCTCGCGCTTCTCCCACTGGGACGAGAACGGGGAGCCGGTCGGCGAGCCCCACCCACAGGCGTGGGTTCAGGTCACGGCTGTCAACCAGTCGCAGACCACGAACACCATGTCGCTCATCCCGTCCCTCATGTCGGACGCCTTCAAGGCGCACTTCGACATCAAGGACGGCGCGGTCCTCATCCGCGCGAACGGTGGCCGTCAGCGGCTCGAAGCCGTGACCTCGTCGTACCGAGCCCTCGAAGGCAAGCGGACGACGTTCACCCTGCTCAACGAGACCCATCACTGGGTGAGCGGGAACAACGGCCACAAGATGTACGAGACGATCGACGGTAACGCGACCAAGAAGGACTCGCGCTACCTGGCGATCACGAACGCCTACCTGCCCGGTGAAGACTCTGTCGCCGAGCGGATGCGCGAGTCGTACATGAAGATCGCCGAAGGCCGCGCGATGGACGTGGGCTTCCTCTACGACTCCGTCGAGGCGCACGCCAAGACGCCCCTCACGCCCGATGCTCTCCGCATCGTCATCCCGAAGATCCGGGGTGACGCCGTCTGGCTGAACGTTGACTCGATCATCCAGTCCGTCCTGGACACGACGATCGCGCCGTCGCGCTCACGCCGGATGTGGCTCAACCAGATCGTCGCCGAGGAAGACGCCCTCTACGGCCCCGCCGAGTGGGACGTGCTTCGCAACGAGGCGCTGACCCTCCAGCCGGGCGACGAGATCGTCCTCGGCTTCGACGGTGGCAAGACCCACGACGCGACCGCCCTTGTGGCGATCCGCGTCCGGGACATGGCCGCCTTCCTGCTGGGTCTCTGGGAGAAGCCCGATGGACCCCAGGGTGAGAACTGGGAAGTCCCTCGCTGGGAGGTCGACTCCGAGGTGCACAGCGCCTTCAAGCAGTTCAAGGTCCAGGCGTTCTACGCCGACGTTGCGCTGTGGGAGTCGTACATCTCCGAGTGGGCTGAGACCTACGGCGAACAGCTCGCGGTGAAGTCCCCGGTCGGTCGCGACGCGATCGGCTACGACATGCGGTCCTCGCTGAAGCTCGTGACCATGGCGCACGAGCGCCTGATGCGAAGCATCTTCGACGGCAAGCTCGCCCACGACGGCGACCGCTCGCTGCGTCGCCACGCGCTCAACGCGCGTCGGCGGACGAACAACTACGGCGTCTCCTTCGGCAAGGAGTCCAGAGAGTCGCCTCGCAAGATCGACGCCTACGCGGCGCTGATGCTTGCGCACGAAGCCCTGTACGACCTCCGCGCTCGCGGGAAGAAGCAGAGGACCCGCACGGGTCGCGGCTACTTCATGTGATGTGTGCAACTTGAACCGAAGGGACGGTGAGCGTGGCAGACACCTCGCCTGCATCGTTGGCGAAGCAGCTCCTGTCCATCTTGGACAGGGACGGCGCGCGCCTCGAACGCATCGACAACTACCTGCACGGCAAGCATGACGACCCGTACATGCCGCCCCACGCAGACGACGAGTACCGGCTCCTGGCCAAGCGGTCGGTGTCCAACTGGATGCCACTCCTGGTCGGGACGCCAGCCCAGGCTCTGTACGTGGACGGCTTCCGTCCCGGCTCAGCCGGTGCCGGACTCCCCAAGGCTGCTGAGTCGACCTCCCCCGAGTGGTCGCACTGGCAGCGCTCTCGGCTCGACGCCCGACAGGCTGCGGTCTACCGGGCGGCCCTGACCTACGGTCACAGCTTCACAGTGACCGAGAAGGACAAGAAGGGCCACGTCGTGACGAAGGGCCTGAGCCCGCGTCGCACTGCCGCCCTCTTCGAGGATCCGGCGAACGACGAGACCCCGTACGCGGCGCTGACCGTGACCGCCTGGCCCAAGGGCGAGACGGTCGGCAAGGCCCGCATGTGGGATGGCTCGAACGAGTACGCCGTCACCTTCAAGTCGCTTGGCGACGACGAGGGTGTGCGCGTGGCTGGCAAGGCCAAGCGTCACGGTTCGAGCGAGTGCCCGGTCACCCGGTTCGCTGCTTCGGTCGACCTCGACGGTCGCACCATCGGCGTGATCGAGCCGATGATCCCGCTCCAGAACCGCATCAACCAGTCGGTCTTCGACCTGCTGGTCGGCCAGACCTACACCTCGCACGAGGTGCGGTACGCGACCGGCATGGCCCCTCCGATCCAGCGCGACGCCGAGACCGGCGATCCGATCCTGGATGAGAACGGCCAGCCGAAGCCGATCCCCATGAACCACAACGCTCGTCGCTTCCTGTTCGCCGAGGACCCGGACGTGAAGTTCGGCTCCCTGCCGGGAGGCCCGATCGGCTCGCTCATCGACTCGATCGACATGAGCATCCGCCACCTCGCGGCCGTCTCGCAGACACCGCCGCACCACCTGCTCGGACAGATCGCCAACCTGTCCGCCGAAGCTCTACTCGCCGCCGAGACCGCGCTGTCGCGCAAGATCGCGGAGTTCCGGGCCATCTTCGGCGAGTCTTGGGAGCGAGTCTTCCGCCTGGCTGCGGAGCTTGCTGGCTCCTCCGCTTCGGCCGACGACTACATGGGCGAGGTCATCTGGCGCGACATGGAGTCGCGTTCGCTGGCTCAGGCGGCTGACGCTCTGGGCAAGCTGAAGGAACAGCTCGGCATCCCGGCCAAGGGCCTCTGGAAGCGCGTACCTGGTGTCACGCAGACGGAGTTCGAGGACTGGGAAGAGATGGCCGAGGACGAAGACTCTCAGCTCGCTCTCGCGCAGTCCATCCGACGAGCCACCCCCGAGCCGGTAACCCCGACTTCGGATGAGGTGGTCGCCGCGTGACGACGCCCTCTCGGCAGAAGGAAGCCGACGAGGCGTCTGTCGCCTTCCACGTTGCGCTGACCCAGATCGGCGTCGGCACAGTGGAAGACGCACTGAAGCTGTGGTCCGAGGTCCCGCCTACCGCGCGGGCCTCGACCGCAACGAGCTGGCTCGGCAAGGCCGTGCACCTGGTGATGACCAGGCGGCGCGCGTCTCGCGAGCTGGCTCGGGCGTACTACCGCCTGGTCCGCGCACTGCGGACTGGGACGACCGTCGCCGATCCTCGCAAGCCCGAGCCCAGGTACATCACGCTCGACACCTTGCGTCGCGAGTTCGCCGCTCTGGCAGGAGGGGCTGAGCAGCCCCAGGAGGGCCGTTCAGAGTCCTCCAGTACCGAGAGCCCGGACTCGCGCTCCGAGCCTGCTGACGCCCCGCCCAGCGGTGCGGACGAGCCTGCTGACGCTCCTGCGGAAGAAGAGTCCGAGGACGAAGAGGCCGATCGCATCCTGGTCGAGGAGCTGGATGGGCTTCGCGCAGAAGAGGATCGGATCGAACGCGAGGCGCAGGCCGAGCTGGAGGAAGCGCTCCAGAACCTCGGCCCCGCGAACCTCGACAAGAAGCTCGACGGCATCGACACCGACGCACCGGCCAAGGACGTGGACAGGCTCCGCGACGAGGCCCACGCGCAGGCTGGTGCACGTCAAGCTGCCGCAGCAGAGCGAGTGACCATGAACGGCGCTCGCTCGACGGTCTGGAACCACGCCAACCGCGACAGGCGCGCGATCGGCTACATCCGACTCTCGCGTACCGGAACCCCCTGTGGGTGGTGCGCGATGTTGATCTCCCGTGGTCCTGTCTACCGCTCCGAGCGCACCGCTGAGTACGCCGATGGAGACAAGTACCACGACAACTGCCACTGCTACGCCGAGCCCGTGTTCTCGCGCGAGCAGTACCGCAACTCCTCTCTGTACGAGCTGAACCGCAAGTACGAGGAGCTGTGGCCCCAGGTGACGAAGGGGCTGTCTGGCAAGGCAGCCGTCTCCGCCTGGCGTCGGTTCATCCGAACCGAGCAGAAGGCCGCTGCCCAGGAGGCACGGCGCAAGTCCCCTACGAACGTCCAGGAGGCGTAACCCGTGAGCACCCCGACCGAGACCCCCGGCACCACTCCCGTCACCGAAGAGAAGCCCACCGAGGCTGAGACCCCGGAGACCCCGTCGACCGAAGAGAAGCCCACCGAGGAGAAGCCCGCTGAGGGCGAGACCGAGGAGAAGGACCCCGAGGCCGAACTGCCGGACTGGGCCAAGAAGGAGCTGACCAAGACTCGCGGCGAGGCCGCGAACTACCGGGTCAAGCTGCGCGAGGCCGAGGGTGCACTGAAGAACGCCAAGACCGTCGAGGAGTACGAGGCTGCCACCGCGCAGCTCTCGGACAAGATCGCCGAGCTGGAGACCCAGCTCGTTCGCGAGAAGGTCGCTCGGAAGTACGAGCTGCCCGACGAGCTGGCTGCCCGCCTTCAGGGTGCCGATGAGGCTGCCCTCGAAGCGGACGCGAAGGCCCTCCAGAAGTTCGTAACCCCCGCCGTGCCTGAGTCCCTGGGTGGTGGCCTCACCCCGGATGACGGCGAGGACGACTTCGACCCGGTCAAGGCCGTGGCGAACTACCGCCGCAGCCGCTACTGACCGGATCTTCCCTCCGCCGCGTGTGCAACCTGCGCACGTTCTGCCAAGACATCACAAGGAGTAACCAACAGTGACGCACTCCGTCATCAAGCCCGAGAAGATCGCCGCGACTGCGGCCGTCGCTCTGGAGCAGGCCCTCGTCGTCCCCGCGCTGTTCCAGCGTGAGGGCATCGACCAGTTCAAGGGTGCCAAGGACGACACCATCAACGTCAAGGTCGAGGGCGTCCTGCCCTTCCGGACCTACGACTGGCGCTCTGGCCAGGTCGGTACCCCGAACGCCAACGGCGGGGTCCGCAAGGCCATCGAGTTCGATGAGTACACCGAGAAGACCGTCGCGGTCTCCTTCGGCGGCAACATCTACTCGGCCGTCGCCCTGACCGACGAGCAGCGCGACTTCGACCTGAACGGCTGGGCCAAGCTCGTCTCCAAGCAGACCGAGGCCATCAGCCGGGGTCTGGAGCGCGGTGCTGTCGACCACCTGCTCGCGCAGGACTACGCCGTCACCCTCGGTGGCGCGGTCGCCCAGCGCACCCTGCGCTCCGTCCTGATCCGCGCCCGCGACGTGCTCAACAAGTTCATGGTCCCGAAGGAGGGCCGCGTTCTCCTCGTCGGTTCCGACTGGGAGGTCGCGCTCCTGGAGGACGAGAAGCTGAACCTCGCGAGCAACGTCGGTGACGCCGAGGCTGTCGCCGCGCTGCACGAGGCCACCATCGGTCGCCGCTTCGGCTTCGACATCGTGGTCTCCCAGGAGATCCCGGCCGACGCCGCGTTCGCGCTGCACCGCTCCGCGTTCATCTTCGCGACCGGTGCCCCGACCGTCCCGCAGTCCGTGACCGGTGGCTCCGCTTCCGCGAACGGCGTGGCCGTCCGGTGGCTCCAGGACTACGACGCCCTGCACCTCACGGACCGCTCGGTGATCAACACCTACAAGGGCTTCCGCGAGGTCAAGGACCAGCTCATCGGCATCGACGCCGGTACCGGTCAGGCGTTCGTCTCCCAGTACGAGCACTTCGTCCGCGCGATCAAGCTCGACCTCGACGCGACGGTCGACGTGCTGCCGGACCCGGACGGCCCGGACGCGGCTCAGGTTGAGCTGGCCGCGATCACCGGTGTCAAGGGTGCCGCTGACGGCGCTGGCGTCTGATCGACCCGCTGAGTGAGGGGGCTGCCTTCGGGTGGCCCCCTCCTCGCCCCTTCAGCAAGGAGTACACACATGGCCTACGCCACGCTTGACGAGCTGAAGGGTCGGCTCGACTGGACCCTCGACCCGGACGAGGAGCGCATCGCAGCGGGCGCGCTCGAAGACGCCTCCGACCTGGCTGCCCACTACGGGCGTAGCTGGGCGGACGACGCAGCGCCTCGACTGGTTCGCACGCTGGTCCTGAAGGCATCGGCCCGGTACATGCGGAACCCCGGTGGGTACACGCAGTCCCGCGCTGGTGACGAGACCCTGGGGTGGAGCGACGCGGCTGGCGAGAACGCTGGCACCGTCTACTTCACCGACGAGGAGCAGAAGCTCCTCGCCTCCCTGGGCGGCAAGAGCCCCGGCATCTACTCCGTCGAGGTCACCGCCTGGAACTCCCGCATCCGTCCCGAGATCGGGCGCGTGCCCGTCGACAACGGCGGCTCCGACTTCCCCTTCTTCGCTGAGGGGTACGAGTGAGCGTTCAGCGTCGGCGCGGCGTGACCGCGCGCATCTGGAAGACGACGAAGGTCATCGACAACCGGGGCAACGATGTGCATGTTGCGCACAACGACGGCCCCCACGAAGTGCGCGCTGCGTTCATCCCGCAGCGCTCCGCCAAGGCCGAGGTGCCTGGCCAGATGCAGATCAACATCACCCGGATGATCGTCGCCGCCGACCTCGAAGGCGTCGAGCTGTGGTCGCGAGTCGAGGCCATGGGCAAGCAGTGGGACATCGTCACGCCGCCCGCCTACCACCACGGCACGCGACAGACACGCCACTGGTCCATCGACATCCGAGAGAGGCCCTGATGGCGTACATCCGAGACAACGTCGGCGGTCGCAAGATCGAAGACTTCGTCGCCCGGCTTCCTGCCGTGGCGCATGAACTGGACAACCGCACGTTCGAGATCGCGGTCCGCGCAGAGGGCCTGCTCGCGGAGACCCGGCTGGACAAGTCCAGCGGTGGTGACTCCGAGATCGACGTGGAGCGCGGTGCCGTCAACCGTTACGTCGTGCTCAGTGACGAGCGCGGCCAGAACGCGGCCCTCTCCATCGAGTACGGCCGAGCCGCTGGCGAGAAGACCGTCAAGGACCCCGACACGGGTGAGGAGAAGACCATCACCTGGGGTGCCATGGACGGCCTCTACATCCTGGCGCGCGCCTCGAACCTGCCCAAGAAGCGGAAGAGGGTGCGCATCGACTGATGGCTGGACTCCCCGCAGAGATCAAGGCTCTCGCGGAGCTGTCGCCGGTCGAAGACCTCCTGCTGGCCGTCCTTCGGGACGGCCTTCCTGGCATCCAGGTCAAGACGCTCATCTCCGCAGACCAGACCTTCCCCCTGGTCCTCATCCGCCGCACCCCGTCCTTCGGTGAGTGGGGCGGCGACACACGCTTCACCGACTCCGCGCAGATCAGCATCCAGTGCTTCTGCGAGGACCCGAACGGTGACGAGGACGCGGCGATCCTCTCCGAGGCCGCCCGAGTAGTCCTCCGCGATGCCTGGCTCAACCAGGTGGTCGTGCCCGGCAGAGGTCACTTCATCGACGTGCAGATGACCTCCGCTCCTCGACGGGTCACGGACTGGGCGACGGCCTCCGGCCCCGTGCAGTACGCGGACCTCCCGACCGGTGTGTGGCGCTACGAGTCGGTCTACCAGATCGACATCCGCAAGCCACGAACCCGGCCCTTCCCCATCCCGAACCCCTGACAAGGAGTACCCCTTCGTGGCACTGAACGATGCCGCCACTCTTGTCGTCGGAAGCGGCAACTACCTGACCGCTCCGACCGGCACGGCGATCCCCGGCGACCTGCTCGCCCCGGCTTCCCCCTGGGAGGCTGTCGGCCACACCTCGCTGGAGGAGGTCTTCTCCATCAGCTCTGAGGGTGGCGAGGCGACGGTCCTCGGCACGCTCCAGAACAAGAACCTCCGGACGAAGTACAGCGCCCGGACCGAGACCATGACCTTCACGCTCCAGCAGTTCGACGTGGACGGTCTGAAGCTCTACTACGGCTCGAACGCCCCTGTCCTCCAGGACGGTACGGTCGGCGTCCCCTCGGACCCGCAGCCGACCGTGTGCGCGTTCCTCGCGATCTTCGTGGACGGCGACAACTACTTCGCCTTCTACGCCCCGAAGGCCGAGATCTACCGCGCCGACGACCTGGCCCTCTCGGACACCGAGTCCCTGGCCGGTCTGCCGCTCGGCGTCAAGCCGATGACCCACGGCACGAACTCCTGGACCTACGCGATCACCCCGCTGGGTGGCGGCGACATCGCTGCGACCGGCGCGACCGCTGGCACTCCGGGCTCGTTCACCCCGGCTGGCGCTACCGCCCCGGCGAACCTCGCTGCGCTCCAGGCTTCCTCGATCGTCGCGTCGCCGACGAGCGCGTGGACCACGGGCCAGTACGTCGACCTCGGCGACGGTTCCGACGCCTTCTGGGACGGCGACTCCTGGGCCGCTGGCCAGGCCGTCTGAGCCTGATCTGACCACCCCGCGCGTGAGTGATGCGGACCTCTCACGCGCGGGGTTCACCCCTCTCAACAGTCCGCACCCGCTTCATCCCACCGACCACAGGAGGTCCGCAACCCCATGGCCAGCTACTCGCTCGACAACATCCGTGAAGCCGCTGAGGCGAAGTACGGTTCGACCGACATCGACCTGGGCAACGGCATCGTCCGTCTGCTCAACCCGCTCCGCCTGCCCAAGACTAAGCGCGACGAACTCGCCACTCTCCAGGAGAAGCTGGAGCAGGACGGCGTCGACCAGGAGACCGTCCTCGGTGACGCGATCCTCCTGGTCGCTGAGTCCGAGGCCAAGGGCAAGGCGCTGCTGAAGGCTGTGGGTGGTGACCTCGCGGTCCTCGCCGAGATCTTCGAGACCTACGGCAAGGGCACCCAGGCGGGGGAAGCCTGAGCCTCGCCCGGCTCGTAGACGACTACGGAGAGGGCCTGTACCCCGACCTGCGCTTCTACTACGGCATCGACCTTGCCGAAGTGATCGCGGGTCGGGGTCCTTCTCCGTCGCTCGTCATCTTGTTGGTGCAGAGGCTCCCTGACACTTCGCTCACCGCCGCGCTCGCGTCGGGCGGTCGGGAGCAGTTCGGCTGGGGCGTAGACCGCCACATGACCGCCGACATCTTCGACGCACTCAACCAGAACACCAGGGCAACCGGGAACTGGGGCAAGAAGGGAGCGCCGAAGCTCCCCGAGTACCCCCGGCCCAAGGCCAAGAAGTCCAAGCAGGACCGGCCGAAGAAGGTCAGGGTCGCTGACCTGTTCAACCAACTCTCCCGGAGGTAGTGCATGGCTGCCAGTCCCGGTGGGCAGGAGATCGGGCGCGTCTCGGTCCGTGTCCTCCCCGACACAAGCCGCTTCAAGCGAGACGCCGAGAAGGCGCTCGAACGGATCGAGAAGCAGCTCGACCCCATCAAGATCAGCACCAAGATCGACATGTCTGGTGCGAGCCGCGAGTTCCTGACGGAGCTGCGGAAGATCAACCAGCGGAACCGGCAGTCGGACTCCCGCAAGATCAGGTTCCACACCACGATCTCCAAGGACGGCATGACCGAGGCTGTGTCTCGGGCCGTGCGTCAGATCCAGGAGAAGGCCGACCAGCGGAAGATCAAGCTCACCCTCGACGGCGTTGACGTCAAGTCGGATGTGCAACTTGAACTGAACCGCCAGTCGGCCGACCGCGTGAAGGACCAGATCAAGGACTGGGCTGACGACATCAGCCCGATCAAGATCCCGGTCGAGCCCGACTGGAGTGCGACCGGCGCACGGATCACATCCGCTCGCCTCGCGGTCCTCACACGACCCCGCACCGTCTCGATCGTCCCGAAGCTCAACGAGGCCGCGCTCGTCAAGGTGGGCACCGCACTCGCGGCCCTCTCCGGGATGCGCGTGATCAACAACATGTTCCAGAAGTTCGGGAACATCCTGAAGAACCTCGACAAGAACGTGCCGATCATCGGCACCATCGCGACCGCCATCGCGGGCCTCGGGGCTGGCGTCATGTCGCTGACCTCGAACCTCTTCGCGCTGTCCGCTGGACTGGCGCAGATCGGGGCAACGGCCCTGACGCTGCCCGGCATCCTGGGCGGCTTCGCGGTCGGCATCGGCGTCACCGTGGCCGCACTGAAGGACTTCAACACCGAGGTCCCGCAGGTCAAGAAGGCGCTGTCCGACATGCAGAACTCGATCAGCTCGAAGTTCTGGGATGAGGCCCGGCAGCCGATCAGTGACCTGGTCGACAACCTGCTCCCCCGCTTCGCCAAGGGCTTCGACCTGACGGCGACCGCGTCCGGCAAGTTCTTCGGGCAGTTCGCCACCGACCTCACGGCGGCGCTCAACCCCGAGATCGTGGACACGATGTTCGGCTACCTGAACCAGTCGATCGCGACTGCGACAGGCGGCACGAAGGTCTTCTCCTCGATCATCGCTCAGCTCGGCGAAGTCGGCACCAGCTACCTGCCTGACCTGGCTGGCTGGTTCGTCAAGATCTCCACCCAGTTCGACAACTGGCTTCAGAAGAAGGGGCAGCTCGGACTCCGCGCTGAGATCGACCAGGGCATCGAAGCCCTCCAGGATCTCGGCGGCATCCTGAAGGAGACGGTCGGCATCCTCGCGGGCGTTGCTCGCGCAGCCGAAGCGGCTGGCGGCTCCTCGCTCGACGTGCTCCGGAACTCCCTCGCGAAGATCCACACCATCGTGGACAGCGAGCCCTTCCAGAACGGTCTCATCGGCGTCTTCAAGGGCGCTCACCAGGCCATGGCGAACCTCGCCGCAGGCGCTGGTCCGGCCGTGAAGCAACTCTTCATCGAGCTGTCTGAGCTGCTGACCACCGTTCTCCCGCAGGCTGGTTCGATCATCGGTACCGCCGTGGGTGCCATCGCTGGAGCCCTGTCTCAGCTCTCCGTCATGGAGGGCATCAAGGCGATGTTCACCGCGCTCTACCAGGCCGTCCAGATCCTCGCCCCCGCGATGGCTCCGCTCGGCCAGGCGCTCGGCGCACTGATGCAGATCATCGCCGTCATGCTCCCGGCCATCGCGTCGCTGGTCTCAGCCGCGATCATCCCGCTGGCCAACGCCTTCACGCAGCTCGCCCCGATGATCACCCCGGTCATCACGCTGCTGAGCGGCGCGCTCCTCTCGGCCTTCCAGACCCTCGGCCCGATCATCCAGCAGATGGTCCCGCTCGTCGGTCAGATGCTCACCGCAGCCTTCGGGATGCTGAGCACGATCCTGCCGCCGATCGCCCAGATCTTCACGATGATCCTCCAGGCGGTCATGCCCCTGGCCCAGACCCTGATCAGCGCACTCGCGCCGATCCTGCCGGTCCTGGCCTCGGCGCTGAAGACCGTGCTGACGGCCCTCCAGCCGATCATCGAGACGGCGCTCCAGATCATCACCGCGATCATCGAGCCCCTGCTCCCGATGCTGAGCGAGGTCATCCAGGACTTCCTGCCCAAGCTGGCGGATGCCCTGAAGCGACTGCTCGAAGCCATCCAGCCTGTGCTCGATGCGCTGCTCGCGGTCGTGAACTTCCTGATGCCGATCCTCGTGCCGGTGCTCCAGTTCGTCATCGCGATCCTCGCGGACTCGCTGGTGGCTGCGGTCAACGGTGTGGCCCTCGTCTTCGAGGGTCTGGTCGAGATCGTCAAGGGCGTCTGGGACATCATCGTCGGTGTCCTGAAGATCGCCTTCGGTCTGATCAAGGCCATCTTCACTGGCGACGGCGACCTCCTGAAGGAGGGCTGGGACCAGCTCTGGAACGGCATCAAGAACTTCGCGAAGGGCATCTGGGACACGATCCTCGGCCTCTTCCGGACGTTCCTCTCGGTCGGCATCCTCGGCACGGCAGGCAAGGTGCTGAAGTCCATCGGCACCGCGTTCAAGTCCGGATGGCAGGCAGTGAAGGGCTTCGGCGACGACGCCTGGAACGCGATCAAGGGCGGCTTCTCGTCGTTCATGTCGTGGCTGGGCGGCCTTGCGTCGAGCGGCATCTCGGCTGTCGGCGGGTTCTTCTCGCGCGGCTGGACCTCGATCCGTACCACCGCCACCGAGGCGCTGGGCAAGCTGGTCTCTGAGGTCGGCAAGTGGATCGGCAAGGCGGTCACCGCAGTCGGTGAGCTGCCGGGCAAGGCCAAGGACGCTCTTGGTGACCTGGGCTCGTACCTGATGGACGCGGGCAAGAAGCTCATCCAGGGCTTCATCAACGGCATCAAGAACATGTTCGGTTCGGTCAAGGACACCCTCGGGAGCCTGACCGACAAGCTCACGTCCTGGAAGGGTCCGGAGTCCCTGGACCGCGTCCTCCTGGTCAACGCTGGTCAGCTCGTCATCGGCGGCTTCATCAAGGGTCTGGAGTCGCGCTACGGCGCGGTTCGCAAGTCCCTGCGTGGACTGACGAAGGACGTTGCCAAGACCCAGTTCGACGCTCCCGGCGTCGGCCAGATCCGCGCTGCTCGCGGCCTCACGGCTGCGGTGTCCGGCGCGCTCGACGGCTCCCTCGCTGGAGGTGGCGCGACCAAGGTACTCAACTACTACGCAGCTCCGGGCTCGTCTCTCTCCTCCGAGGAAGACCTGTTCGCGGCTGCCAACCGATCAAGGATGGTGGGCTGGTAGTGGCCACTCTTCGGCTGGAGAACAGCCTCGACAGTCTCAACCTCAACGAGGTCGAGACCAAGGGGTACGGCGTGCAGGCCCTGACTGGCGTGTCCGGTCTGGGCCTGCCTCCAGTCGCTGTCCAGTGGATCGAGGGTGCGGGCGATGGTGCTGTCTACCGTCGTTCCCGCACCCTCCCTCGGGACATCGACATTCCCCTCGACATCGTCGGTCGGAACCGGCAAGACCTGAAGGACCACATCTCCCGGCTGTCCCTGATGCTGGCTGGTCCGTGCACCCTCCGCATGATCGAGGACGACGGCACGAACTGGTCGACCACGGTCGTCCGGGTCGGCGGTGGCGAGTACACCTACGGCACCGACACGATCGGCTCGACCGACCTCCAGACGGTCATCACGCTCCGAGCTGGCGACCCGTACTGGACCTCCTCGACCATCACCGCGAAGCAGGTCGGCGGAGACCTGACCGCAGCCGCGTTCGTCTCCTCCTTCGGCTCCATGCCGGTGGCCGCTTCGCAGGCGATTGGGTCGATCCTCCTGGAGAACACGGGCGATGCCTCGGCCTACCCCGTGTGGGAGATCTTCGGTCCCGGCAACAACTTCAAGGCGGTCTCCCCGAGCGGGGAAGTGCTGCACTGGAAGGGCTCGCTCTCGGCGGGCCAGCGACTGATCGTGGACACCCGGCAGGGCACGGTGGTCGACAGTACCGGCGCGAACCGGTACGCCGATCTCGCCGCCGCCCCTCGGTTCTGGGCCATCGAGCCCGGCATCTCCACGGCAGAAGCAAGCCTGCTCGACGTAACGAACGCATCCAAGATCGTGTGTTCTTGGCGACCCCGGAAGTGGATGGTGATCTGAACCTTGAAGCTCCGCGACCTCACGGTCGAGGTGCGCAACAAGGACCTGGAGCGAGTCGGGGCCATCCGCCCCGAGGAGCTGATCCTGGAGCTGGAGGACCAGTTCAACAACGTCGGAACCTGGAAGCTCACGCTGTCCGTCGAGCACCCGCTCGCGAACGCGCTGCGCTCTCCGGGTTCCGGCGTCATCATCACCGGCCCGACCGACATCATCATGTCCGGGCCGATGGTGAAGAACGAGTACGCCTCGACGCCGGAAGATCCCGGCGGCTCCATCGCGTTCGAGGGGATCAGCGACACCTGCATCCTCTCGGACTACCTTGCGTTCCCCGACCCCACGAACATCGACCCCACGACCCAGACCAAGTCGCACGACGTGCGCACCGGCACGGTCGAGGCGGTCATGCACTCCTTCGTCAACGCGAACTGCGGACCCGGCGCACCGGCCGCTCGACGCAAGGCGAAGCTGATCCTGGCCGCTCACGGCAACCGAGGCGCAGCGACCACGAAGTCTGCTCGCTTCGCCGTGCTCGGCAACGTACTGACCGAGCTGGGCCTCCGGGCCTCCCTCGGCTTCCGGGTCGTGCAGCGCGGATCGGACCTGGTCTTCGAGACGTTCCAGGTCACCGACCGCTCCGCGTACATCCGACTCGATGTCATGAACAACACCCTGTCCGGTTCGCGTGTGGCGATCACTCCCCCGAGTGCGACCCGCGTGATCATCGCCGGTCAGGGCGAGCTGGTGAACCGCAAGTTCCGAGAGATCACCACCGCCGAGTCCCTTGCGGGAGAGGTGGAGTGGGGTCGTCGCATCGAGCGGTGGCAGGACCAGCGGAACACGAACGAGGACGACGAGCTGGACGACTCCGGCCTGGAGATCCTGGAGGAAGAGGGCTTCACCTCGGTCTCCGCCCAGGCAGTTCCCATGGAGGACAGCGCCGTCGAGTTCGGCCGCGACTGGACCATGGGCGACAAGGTCTCCGTGGTCGTCAACGACCAAGAGCTGACCGCCGTGGTGACGGGGATGATCCTCCGAGCCACCAGCGACGGCTTCCGCGTGGGAGCCGTGATCGGCGACCCGACCGGCTTCAACGCCGACGCGGCGTACTCGAAGCGCGTGCAGAGCACGGAGACCCGAGTCTCTGAGCTGGAGAAGAACGGAAGCAGTGGCGGCGGAGTGGACGACTCCGTCTTCAGAATCATGGGGGTGTGGTAACGAGTGGCGGCTGTCCCGAAGGTCTTCTTCCGAGGTGCACTCCCGGCCGCGAAGACCGTGAAGTACACGGTCCCCAGCGGGAAGTCGGCTGCCGTGACGAACATCGTCGCGAGCAACCCAGGAGCCAACGGCTCGATGGTCAGCGTGTGGATCGACGGCATCCCGCTGATCGCGAACGTCGGCCTCCAAGCGAACGGCCTTCTCACGCTTGACATCTCGCAGGCGATGAGCGAAGGCGACACGATCGAAGTGCAGGGCAACGCGATCCCCGCGCAGGTACACATCAGCGGAGCGGAGTTCTGACGTGGCACTGAACATCTACCCTGACCCGAACGACTCGGGCGTCATCGGTCCTACCGGTGCGACTGGTCCACAGGGACCGAAGGGCGACAAGGGCGACACCGGCAACACCGGAGCGACCGGCGCGACTGGCGCAACTGGTGCGGCCGGTGCCGCTGGCTCCCAGACGTACCGAGGAACCTCGGCCCCGGCATCGGGTACCGGCATCAACGGTGACTGGTACATCCAGGAGGACACCCGGACCTTCCTCGGTGTCACGAACACGACGCTGACCTACTTCCGCAAGGAGACTGGCAACTGGGTCCAGATGGGCAGCAACGTCGGCGGTGCGAAGTGGTACACGAACACCGGCTCGACCTCCAGCTCGGACACCAAGCCGGGCGACATGCTGCTTCGCACCGACACGGGCGACATCTGGCAGCGCAGTGAATCCGGCTGGGGCACCGCGATCGGCAACCTGAAGGGGCCGAAGGGCGACACGGGAGCGACTGGACCGCAGGGTCCGCAGGGCCTCCCTGGCGATGGCGCAGTCAACACCGTGAACAGCGTCTCCCCGGACGTGAACGGTAACGTCCAGCTCGGCCCGGTCGACATCGGCGCTCTCGCGTTGACCGGTGGAACCGTCACCGGCCACACCGAGATCAAGCCCACGACCGGCCACGCTCTCTCGGCGTACGGCAGCTCGGACACGTCGACCTACTTCCGAGTCACCGACGCTGGCCACCCGTACTCCAACTCCAAGCGGGCCACGTTCTACAACATGGGCGTTGGCGACACCACCACCGACTTCGGTGGCGGCACGTTCGTCCTTGGCATCAAGAACGCCTCCGTCGCCCCGACGACCACGCCGACGAACGGTGTCCAACTGTGGTCGGCTGGCGGCAAGCTGAAGCTGAAGGGCACGGACGGCAACACCGTCGAGCTGAACGACTCGATGCCGAAGACGGGCGGCACCTTCACGGGTGACTTCAGCCTCGAAGGCACGAGCGGTTCGTACCGGCAGTTCAGCCTCGACGTGGGCGGCCTGAAGCGGTGGACCTTCCAGAAGGACGACGTGGTCGAGCCCGGCGACGGCTCTGGCTCGAACCTCCGGATCTCCTCGCGCAACGATGACGGCTCGTTCAAGTCGACCGTCTTCTTCGCCGACCGAGGCACTGGCCAGGTCGCGATCGGGACCACGGTCCCCTACTCGAACACGAAGCTCAGCACGGCTGGTGCCATCGGTCTGAAGGACATCGCCTCCGACCCCACCACGGCGACGGGCGGCTCCGCCATCTACTCGAAGGCCGGACTGACCTACGTCAAGGAGGGCGACGGCACCGTCTTCCAGCTCCAGGACTCGGTCCCCATGGCGCAGCGTGGCACGGCCAACGGTGTTGCGACGCTTGACTCGGGCACGAAGATCCCGATCGCACAGATCCCGGACGTGGCTGCGATCTCGGCCTTCACCCCCGAGTCGCTGGGCGTGAAGGCGTGGACTGGATCGCCAGCCACCATGGCCTCGGGGTTCACCTACCCCGGCGTTGGCACGGGCCGCATGTCGGCCATCTACATCAACCGCTCCATGTCGGTGTCGAAGATCGTCTGGCACTTCTTCGGCTACGCGGGCGGTCTGCTGACCGGCTCCTGGGCTGGCATCTACAACACGTCGGGCACGCTCCAGCGCGCGACCGGCGACATGTCGACGGCCACCTACGAGCCTGGGGAGCAGCACGACGCGGGCGGCGGCTGGTCAGCGTCGAACCTCACCTCGGCCATCACGCTGAGCCCCGGCATCTACTACGTCCTCTGGCGGATGAACTACACCGCTTCCCCGGTGGACGGCCCGGCGATGGGGCGCATGGAGAACTCCGAGACGACCCCGAGTCGGATGGGCATCAGCAACAACATCTGGATGCACGGCATCTACACGACCTCGAACACGTCCGCTCCGTCGACCATCACGCCCGCCAACTTCCAGCGCGGTGGCACTCGCTTCTGGTGCGCGCTCGCCTGACGTTCATCACTCTTCGGAGCCCCTGGCCCTCTTGGGCCGGGGGCTTCCTTCATGACCACAGGAAGGACCCCCAGTGGCACAGAGTTCCTACCCCTTCGACGGACAGACCACGTCCGAGACCCAGTACAGCCAACTCTTCCGCGAGTTCCAGGACTCCGGTGTTGTCGGCCAGAGCGCGGACCTTGACCTCCGAGTCGGAGCGGCTGGCACTGGCATGTCCGTCACGGTGCAGCCCGGCCTGGCGATCGTTCGCGGCTTCGCCTACTCCTCGACGGCTGTCGAGACCCTGACCATCGCGGCCTCCGAGTCGCAGTCCCGTACCGACCGAGTCATCCTGCGGCTCGACCCCACGGCGAACACCATCGTCCTGGCCGTCGTCAAGGGCACGGCTGGCGGTGGCCTCCCGGCTCTGGTCCAGACCGACACCGGCATCTACGAGCTTCTGCTGGCCGATGTCACGGTCGGCGCGAACGTCACCACGATCACTACGGCCAACGTCAAGCGCCAGCGCAGCTTCGTCGGTCACCGCGTGGGTCACTGGGAGACGGCGCAGCGCCCTGCCAGCCCGCGCATGGGCAAGCTCGGCTACAACTTCACGACCAACCGGTGGGAGTTCTGGGACGGCTCGGCGTGGACCGACCTGGCCCCGATCGTGGACTACACCACCATCGCCAACAAGCCGTCGAGCTTCCCGCCCTCGGGTCACGCGCACGCCTGGGCTGAGATCACCGACAAGCCGACGACCTTCCCGCCGAGCGCGCACACCCACCCGGTGCCGAGCTGGAACGACATCACCGGCAAGCCCACGACCTTCGCCCCGAACGCGCACACGCACGCCTGGGGTGACATCACGGGTGAGCCCGCGTTCGCCCCGTCGAGCCACACGCACTCCTGGGACTCCATCAGTGGCAAGCCCGGCTCGTTCCCTCCGAGCACCCACTACCACGGCCAGTACCTGGAGGGTGGCGACACCATTGCCTGGGCCAATGGCTCGAAGCAGCCGCACGCGCGAGGCGTCTCCGGTTCCGGCACGTACTACGCCGTGTGGGTCCGTGGTGACGGCGGCTTCTGCCGCAACACCTCCTCGATCAAGTTCAAGGAGAACGTCCGCGACTTCGAGATCGACCCGGACGCGGTGCTCGCGCTGGACCCGAAGATCTACGACCGCAAGGCGGAGGTCAACGAGCACGGCGAGCTGGAGGAGGGCAACAAGGACGAGGTCGGCCTGATCGCTGAAGAGGTCGCCGAGCACCTGCCCTGGATCGTCAACTACCTCGACGGCGAGATCGACGGTCTCCGCTACGACCTGCTGGGCGTCGCCCTGCTCCCGGTCGTGCAGCGCCAGGCCAAGCAGATCTCGGACCTCGAAGCCAGGCTCGCTCGCCTGGAGGCGGCCCACTCGTGACCCTGACCACCTTCGCCGCAGAGTCGCCCACCCAGGTGGCTCTCATCACCACGGGAGGCACCATCGCCGTGGCCCTCATCGGAGCACTCGTAGAACTCCTTCGCCGCCAGCACAACGCGATTGAGGAGGTTCGCTCGAACGCCCAAGAGGCGCGGGATCAGGTGGCCAACACCCACTCGACCAACCTGCGTGACGACCTGGACGAGCTGCATGAGGACGTGCGCGAAGTGCTGCGCGTTCTTTCTCGCCACACCGAGGAGATCGGTGGTCTGCGCGACGACCTCCGCCAGGAGCGCAGGGAGCGGCTGGCTGTCGCCGACCGCCTTGACGACCACATCACAAGCGTGGCCTGACGCCACGAGGAAGAAGGTACTCAGTGCCCAACGGGCCTCAGCTCTACCCGAAGGCTGACGCCTCGACGCAGTTCTACGGGGGCAAGTTCAACGGCTCCCTGATGGAAGTGAACGTCGGTGTCATTCACACCACGGAGGGAACCTCCTTCCCCGACTACGGTGGCGGCGGCTCCGCCCCGACCATCACGGCCAAGCCCGACTTCGGTGCGCAGAAGCTGGTCTTCCGCCAGCACTTCAACATCGACACCTCGGCTCGCGCCCTGGTGAACGCCTCTGGCGGCGTCGAGACCAACACGCTCAACGTGTTCCAGATCGAGCTGGTCGGCACCTGCGACCCGGCCACTCACCGCAAGTGGGCGGCTGCCGGGTACAACCACATCTTCTGGCCCGAGGCTCCCGACTGGGCGCTTCGCGACCTGGCCGAGCTGATGAAGTGGCTGAACGTCAACCACGGCATCCCGCTCACCTCGGGCCTGAACTTCGCCCCGTACCCCAGCTCGTACGCCAACGGTGCCGGGCAGCGGATGAGCTTCGCCAAGTGGCAGAGCTTCAAGGGCTGGTGCGGTCACCAGCACGTCCCGGAGAACAGCCACGGTGACCCCGGCAACTTCCCGATCGACAAGGTGCTGGCCATGGCCAAGGGCACCACGTCGACCCCGAAGCCTCCGACCACGACTCCGTCGACCGGCGACACCTACACGGTGCGGAGCGGCGACACGCTCTCGGGCATCGGCGCGAAGCTCGGGATCAAGTGGCTCGACATCGCCAAGGCCAACAACCTGAAGTCGCCGTACACCATCGCGGTCGGCCAGAAGCTGAAGCTCCCCGGCAAGTCGAGCGGCGGGAGTGTGACACCTTCGCAGATCGTCGCGCTGAACAGCGCGGTGAAGCCGGGTGCCACGCACGCCCAGGTCGCCGAGCTTCAGCAGCTCCTCATCAAGGCGGGCTACGGCCCGATCCCCGGAGCTGTCACGAAGTTCTACGGCAAGAACACCGGAGCCGCTGTGGCCCGGTTCTACCGCAAGAACCCCAAGCTCGCGAACTCCCAGTACGACACGGCCATCGGGCCGAAGGGGTTCATCGAGCTTCAGAAGGAAGCAGGAAGGAAGTGATCGTGGGCCGACACTCGACCCCGAAGTCCCCTGGCAGGAACCTGATCCTGCCCCTCATCCCCGCGAGGTGGCGTTCCCAGGCGACCTCCGTCATGGCGCTCATCGGTGCGATGGCGAGCATCGCGGCGATCTACTTCGCCGACGACCCTCGCGTGGTTGCTGGGATCAACCTGCTCACCGTCCTCGGTGTGTACGCCCAGCGCGACGAGATCTCGCAGCACTCCCCCGCTGTCGAGGATGACGAGCCCTCGCAGGGCCAGTAACAGTGAAGGCCCCCGCCAGCTACGTGCCGGTGGGGGCCTTCTTCCTGTCTCCGCTCACTGCTTCATCGCCTCGATCTCATCGAGCGACGTGATGCGAGTCGTGCGTGCGCGACGCTTCGGCGGGTTCTGGGCTGTCTTCGCAGGACCGCTGCGGACCACTGGAGCTGCCGGGGGCTTCACGCCCTGTGCAGCCTTCGTCTGGTCAAGGTGCAGCAACATCTCCAGCGGGGCAGCGTGCTTCTCGCACAGGTCGCGCTTCACCGACCGTCCGTCCACCGCGATGGTGTAGGTCCGAGTGGGCTTGCCGACCTCCTGGTCCACGTCGCACACCGTGATCTCGATCTTCAAGACTGGCTCCTCTCGCGTTGACTGTGTGTAACTGGTGTGCAAGTCTTGCATCACACAGAGTGACGGCGCAAGTGAGAGGAGCACACAGATGCCAGCTCGCAAGATTCAGGACGAAGGTGAAGTCCTGCGCTGGTTCGAGGAAGGTCGCACGTACGACTGGATGGTTGAGGAGTACAAGCGCAAGTACAACATCGAGACGGTGCCGTCTCTGTGGGGGAACTTCCGGCGTCGGCGTGGGTTACCACGGCGCATCGTGCGTGACGACGATCTCATTCCTTGGCTGATCAAGGAGGAGCACCGCTGGCTCTACCCGCTGGCCATGCTGCGCGTGGAGGCGCGCAAGCGCGCGGGCGCGACGGTGTCTGACCTGGAGGAGAAGCGGCTCCAGAGCTGGCGCGAGATGCTGGAAGAGGAGAACGCTGTCGTGCACTACGACCCGGACACGGAGGAGGGGTTCTTCTACATCCTCCGTCAGCCTGGCGACGACGACATCATCCACAAGCCCGCGCGCAAGACGACACCGCGTCGTCGGGTCGACTGAGGTTCTTGTAGGCTTCACGGGCTGAACGCAACAACATCTGGTAGCCGAACGCCAGAAGAACAACAACATCTGGAGCCCACCGGATGAATTCCGCTGACACACTTGCACAGGGACGTGCGGCATGGTAGAACTAACGGGTCAGCGCAGGTAACACACTCACACGAGAGGACGCAGCAGTGCCGCAGGATGATGTGCCCCCTGGGAGAAGGCCGGTCGACTACGCCGTTGACGGCGGGTCGATCGTGATCCACCTGGACTACGAAGCCTTCGACTTCCACATCACGGCGACAGAGGACCACTGTCCCGAGACGATGTCGTTGATCCTGGATCAGCAGCGCAGGCGCGGGCTCGTCCCGATGTCCGAGTGCTTCCCGAAGATCCTGGACGACGGTCGAGTGCGTGGCTACCTCACTCCTGCGGTCCCGATGTCCCCGTGTGGCGAACTCTTGGAGGTGGTCGCTTGACCCTGAACTTCATGGACATCGCGAACAAGCCCGTACACCCGAACGAGTCCGTCCCTCGGGACGGGCACGGCAAGCCGCTTGTCATCCCGCAGGAGGGTGGCAAGCCGAAGGCCCTGGTCCGCACGACTACGTTCATCGACTGCATCGAGGACAAGTCGAACCTGGTGGACTGGGGCAAGCGGATGGTGCTGGTCGGTGCACAGAAGCGCCCGTCGCTTCTCGACGCCGTTGCCGACCTGGACCCGAACGACAACGGCGACAAGAAGAAGCTGAACGCTCTCGCCGAGCGGGCACTGGATGTCTCCGGTGCCAACGACAAGCGCGAGAAGGGGACGCACCTTCACGACCTGTCGGAGTACGCGGACCGTGGTGAGCAGATCCCGAGCCACGCCACCGAGCAGGACATGATGGACATGGCCGCCTACATGATGGCGACCTCGCCCCTCACCGTGCACTCGGTCGAGCAGTTCGTCGTGTGCTCCGAGCTTGGGGTCGGCGGCACCTACGACCGCACCTACGGCTACAAGGGCCTGGACCCCAACGGCAAGCCGGTGTCGGGTCGCTTCATTGGCGACCTGAAGACCGGCTCCGTGGAGTACGGCGGCCTGAAGATGGCCATGCAGCTCGCGATCTACTCGCGGGCGAAGAAGTACGACCACACGATGTTCCCCGCCCCCGACCGCGAGAAGGACGAGAAGGCGTGGAACAAGTGGAAGAAGACCGAGGTCTCCGCCGAGGAGGCCGCGCAGGCGTACGCCGTGCCTGCGCCGGTCAACCAGGACTGGGGCATCATCGTCCACTTGCCTTCCGGCGAGGGGGTGTGTAACCTGTACTGGGTCGACCTGAACGTCGGATGGAAGGCAGCGCAGCTCGCGCTCACCATCCGAGAGATGAGGTCGCTGTCGCGCAAGGCGATGCGTCCGTTCGTTGTGGCGGACACCACACCCCCTGGAGTGGACTTCGGCTGACGAGGTGTGTTACCTTGGCTACGCCGAACGGGGAGAGAACGCAATCCCGAACTGCGAAGGGTTGACACCACAGCGAAGGTACGCTACGGTAGACACCGACACCGAACGAGAGGAGAACGAACACAGTGAGTGAACTCAGCGTGACGATCAAGTACGACAAGGGTCACGACGCGACCTGGGCAGTCTTCCGGGGTAGCCCGGACGAGATCAGGTCCGACATCGCCTCGTACTTCGGCTTCCAGCGTGAAGCCATCGCCGAGCTGACGCTCTCCGAGCTGGTCGTCCACGCGACCGACCTGGCGCACGGCAAGGGCAACGCGGCTCGCTTCCTCGGAGCGGCTGTGCTACCTTCGCAGAGCGCACCGGCCGAGACGAAGCCCGCCCCGGCCAGCAACGAAGACCCCTGGGCTGTGGCCGGTAGCCCCCAGTCCCAGAGCGCGTGGGCCAACCCCGCTGCGCAACAGGCCCCGGCTACCGAGCCCAAGGCGGACGACCCGAACGCCTGGATCATGGGCGAGATCGAGAAGCAGACCACGGTCGACGGACTGAAGCGACTGTGGGCTTCCAACCAGAGCTTCTTCGCTGACGCTGGCGTGATGGCCGCGTGGAAGGCGAAGGGGAAGGCGCTCAGCGCCGCGTGAGGGATCGCCTCATCGCGCTCGCTGGAGCTGCCCTCATCGTGACCCTCATCGCGGGGTCGATCTGGGTCTGGACCTCCGCACCGTGCGGACTCTGGACCTTCAGCAAGGCTGGCGACATGCCAGCTCGCTGCCTCAACAAGTAACCCCTCATCGAGCACAGACTCACCAACACCTGGAGGTAACACCCGTGGCTCTCAACTTCATCGACATCCCGCAGCAGGGCGGCGGCTGGTTCAAGCCGAAGGACAACGTCAACGCCGTGGCCATCCTTCTGGAGGTCCACTCCTTCGACCGGCAGCGCCCGACCCCGAACGGCCCGAAGGACTCCGTCCTCGCCGACGTGACCATCTTCTCCTCCGCTGCGGACCTGGAGGCGGGCACCCCGTCGTCCATCGCCAAGGGCCAGAGGATCGAGCAGACCGTGCTCGCCCGTGACCTGGAGGCGATCGTCGGTGGCGCGACCATCGTGACCCTCGACCAGATCCCGGCCAAGAAGCCGGGTGCCTACCCCGCGTGGGTCTGGCGTCAGGCGGACAACGCCTCGAAGCAGAAGGTCGTGGCGTACGCGACCAAGCGCGAGGCCGAGGTCAACGCGGCGATGGACGCTGTGCCGGACTTCGACTGATCAACATGTGCAACCTTCGCAGGGGGCAGTCCTTCGGGGCTGTCCCCTCGGGGCAGTGAGAGAGGAGGTCGCCATCAAGATCTTCAAGCGTCCCGGCTGGGACGAGTGGGCGCTGGCCATCGCCGAGGTGGTCGCGACCCGAGCAGACTGTACGCGCGCCCAGGTGGGCGCAGTGATCCTGAGTAGGACGCACCGCGTCCTGAGTGTTGGCTACAACGGCTTGCCCGCAGGGCTGCCTGGTTGTGCCAGTGCGGGCAACTGCCCGCGAGGTCGCCTGTCGACCGAGGAGTGTGCGCGAGACAGCGACTACTCCAACTGCCCGGCGATCCACGCCGAGGCCAACGCGATCCTGCACGCCGACCCGGTCGAGCTTCCGGAGTCGACGTTGTACGTGACGCGCAAGCCGTGCCCCGCCTGCTCGACGCTCATCGCGTCCGCTGGCATCCGACGAGTTGTAGTTCGAGGAGAGGAGAACACCGAGTGCTCACCCCTGGAAGGTCTCTGGCGCTCCATGCAGAGTCAGGCCGCGAACTTCCGCGTGTAGAAGCGCTGGAAGCCCTGTACCAGAAGGGCATCCGTCCTCGCCACGGCGAGGTCATCATGATCGCCGGTCGGTCCGGCACGCAGAAGTCGGGCTTCGCCCTCTTCTGGGTCGCGTCGATGAACCTCCCCACGCTGTACTTCTCCGCCGACATGAGCGCCTTCACGGCGTCATCGCGCCTCGCCTCGATGGCGACTGGCGACACGACCGAGATGGTCGAGGCGGGCATGGCGGCTGGTGGCAAGCACCGGCAGGCGTACCTCGACGCGCTGGCTGGCTCCCGCATCCAGTTCTCCTTCGGCTCGCCCATCACCTGGCGTGCCGTCGATGAGGAGCTGGAGGCGTACGTCGAGCTGTGGGACGCCTTCCCCGAGGTGATCGTGTTCGACAACCTGATGGACTTCGAGGGCGCGGAGTCGGACTACACCGAGCAGATGTCGGTCATGTCCAACGCGACCGAGCTGGCTCGCGCTACCGGCGCGACCGTGATCCTGTTGCACCACGCCTCCGACAAGAGCTGGGAGGCGAAGTCCGACCCGTGGGCTCCGCCGTCCCGAGACCAGGTCAAGGGCGGTCTGTCCGAGAAGCCTGAGCTGTCGCTGACGGTCGCTCTCGACCCGCACAGCCTGGAGTACAAGGTCGCCTGCGTGAAGCAGCGCATGGGTCCGTGTGACCCCACGGCGCGCTCGTACGCCAGCCTCCGGTGCAAGCCGGACGTGACCCGCTTCGAGAAGCTGGACGCTGCTCTGCGTACGCCGCCGAAGCCCGCGACCAGCGAGGACTGGTCCCCCGACAAGGTGTTGCTGAACACCTGATCCGTGTGTTACCTTGGCAGAGCGAACGGGGCCGGAAGGCCCCGCTCCTCGGATGGGAGTGTGCAACCTTGGCAAGCCCCGCGTACAACAAGCGCAAGGGTGCCGACTGGGAGATCTCGCTCCGGAACGAGTTCCGTGAGCTGGGCTTCGACATCGAGCGACTGCACCTGAACGGTGCGGACGACGAGGGTGACCTGGTCATCCGGCTTGATGGCCGGTTCGTCGTCATCGAGGCGAAGAACGCGAAGCTCGAACCGTCGACCTTCATCAAGCAGATGGAGGACGAGACCGAGAACTTCCGCAGGAACAGGGGCCTCGACCCCGAGAAGGTGGAAGGAGTGGTCATCGTGAAGCGACGTGGACTGAGCTGGCGGAAGGCGCTGGTGCTCACCACAGTCGAGCGGCACTTCGGTCTGGAGGACCAGTCGTGACGCTGCCGCAAGAAGAAGTGCTGGGGTTCGAGGCGTTCCTCGACCTGCTGGGCGACCCGGAGTTCGACGCCCACCTGCTGTTCGCGTGGGAGGAGTTCTTCGGTGTCGACATGAGCGACCTGGAGGAGTGGATGCTCCCGTGAGGTTCGCCGACATGAACGAGCGACGGCACAAGCAGAACTTCGAGAGTGATGACTCGAAGCCGACCCTGGAGTCCACTCTCCTCCACTACGGGGTCGAGCTTCACCCGGAGCGCAGGACGGGGATGACCCGGTGCCCGCTCCATGAGGACAACACACCGTCGCTGTCCTACAACCTCGACAAGGAGCTGTGGCGTTGCCACTCCTGCGGGCAGGGCGGCGACAGTTACACGCTGATCATGAAGAAGGAGGGGACAGACTTCCGTGGAGCACGAACCGTTGGTGCCGCTCTCGACCAGTCAGAAGGAAGCACTGGAGGAGGCGACGAAGGCGTACGAGGGAGCAGTTACGGCGGACGCCGCTCGGTACCTGCTCGCAAGGGGACTGGATCGGGCAGCGGCTACCGTCCAGCGTATCGGCGTCGTAGCTGACCCCTTCCCCGGCCACGAGAGGTTCCGAGGGTTCCTCTCGATCCCGTACCTGAGCAAGGACGGCTACACCCTGTCGATGCGGTTCCGCTGCATCCAGGAGCACAACCACCGCGACTTCGGTCACGGCAAGTACATGGGGATGAAGGACGAACCCCCGCGCATGTTCAACGTCAACGCGATCCACCAGGCGGGCGACGAGATCGCCGTGGCCGAGGGTGAGTTCGACGCGATGATCCTGAACATGATCGGGATGCCCGCAGTGGCCATCCCCGGAGCGACCGGCTGGCGTAACCACTACCGCCGGATGCTCGCTGGCTTCAACCGCGTGTGGGTCTTCGGTGACCCGGACGACGCGGGAGCCGACTTCACTGCCAAGGTCTGCCGCTCGCTGCGCTCCGCCAAGGGCGTGCGCCTGCGGGCTGGCGATGTGACCGACACGTACCTGACGGGTGGGGCCGACGCGATCTGGTCCCTGATGAAGAAGGAGGGCTCCGAGTGAGCGAGCTGAACGAGACGACCGAGACCAAGACCACCACCCGCAAGCGCGCCCCGCGCAAGGCCCCGGCCCCGAAGCCTGAGCCGACCGGCTACCAGTCCGAGCTGGTGGCCCTGATCGACCAGGTCAACGCCGAGCAGATCCGCGACATCGCGGACCAGAACCGCAGGCACTACGCCGTGCGCGCTGAGTCCTGGGCCAAGGTCGGCCCGAGCCTGTCGGGCTCGCTCATGACGAACGTGAGTCTCGCTCTGGCACAGCACGATCCGGCCAAGCTGCGCGAGCACCTGCTCGCCCTCGCCGCCGTGGCTCTGGCCAAGGTGGAGGAGATCGACTCGAAGTGAACGAGGACATCGAGCACCCGTTCACCGAGATCAAGCGCGTGGCCTCCCTGCTCGGCGACCTGCGCCGGGCGCTGATCGAGGAGGGCTTCTCCGAAGACCACGCCTTCCAGCTCTGTGAGACCGCGCTGATCCACGAGGTAGCAGGACTGTGACCGCTCCCCTGCCCGGCCGCCCTGGCGTGAAGCTGGCGGCCATCTGGGAGGCGATGACCACGGTCGAGCGCCAGTTGTTCAAGCCGGTGCTCCTGGGGTCCGCCTCCGCCGAGTGGCTGGCCGATCTGCTCCGTTCCGAGGGACACGAAGTGTCCGCATCCACGATCCGTACGTACCGACGCGCTCTGCGCAGAGAGGGGGTAGCCAGTGTCTGAGCTTGCCGACAAGCTGCTCGCGAAACCCACGGCCCCGGCCGTGAAGAAGGCGAACCCCGAGAAGGACTTCACTCGCCAGATCGAGATCAAGGGCGACGACGCGGACGTGACCGTTCGCTCCGAGTCCTTCGAGTCCAACGAGTCCGAGGCGATCCGAGTCCTGGAGGGTCAGGGTCTCGACCCTGCTGAGTGGACTGTCACCGGCTTCCGCTCCTCCGAGTGGACGATGGCGAACGGAGACACCGGGGTCAGCACCCGCTTCCAGTTCAAGCGCGAGTGTGCTACCTTCGCTGAGCGTCCTCCGATCGATGAGCTGCTGAGCGCGATCGAGGCGTACGCCCCGCCCCAGCCCGAGACGCTGATCGTCAACAAGGGCGGCGAGCACACGCTGATCATCGCCATCGGCGACATGCAGTTCGGCAAGATCGACGGGGACGGCGTCGAGGGAACGCTGCGCCGGACGGTCGAGTGCCTGAACCGTGCGGCCGACCTGCTCGGTGTGTACCGCCTTCGGTACAACATCACGCACGTCCACATCGCCTGGCTCGGTGACCACATCGAGGGCTTCGTCTCGCAGGGCGGGGCCAACACCTGGCGCACGCAGCTCACGCTGAACGAGCAGATCCGCCTGACCCGGCGAGTGATGCTCCACGCGATGCTCCTGTTCGCGCCGCTGGTCGAGCGCCTGACGATGGCCGCTGTGCCGGGTAACCACGGTGAGGCCGTGCGGATCAACGGCAAGGGCGTGACGCGGTACGACGACTCGCACGACACCGAGTCCCTGATCGCGGTGAAGGACGCGGCTGACCTCAACCCCGAGCGGTTCGGTCACGTCGAGTTCTACGTGCCGGACACGGACGAGCTGACCGTCGTGGTCGAGTGCTCGGGGACCGTCGTCGCTCACGCTCACGGCCACCAGTGGAGGCCGGGCAAGCACTTCGAGTGGTGGAAGGGCCAGGCGTTCAACCGCGAGTCCGCCATGCACGACGCGGATCTCCTGCTGGCTGGCCACCTGCACCACGAGCACGTCGACACGGACGGCTGGCGGTCCTTCCTCCAGCCCCCGGCGATGGAGTCCGAGTCCACCTGGTGGCGACACGCCAAGGGCACGACCGGTGCTCCGGGCCTGATCGTCGCCGTCACGAAGGACGGGCTGACCGACCTGAAGGAGGTCGTCCGCTGAACAACGAACGAGAGGAGAACTACGCAGTGAAGATCATCGAGATCACCAACGCCTACGAGTCCGCCGAGGAAGCTCGCGCTGACTGGGAGCTGGCCACCAGCTACGAAGGTTCGGAGGCCGCCCACTCGGCGGCCGTCCGCTTCGCCCGTGACTACGAGGGCGTGGCCGAGTTCGAGGACATGAAGCAGGAGGCCCTGCTGATCCTCGCGACCCGAGGCCACGAGTACCGAAGGGCGCTCGACTTCACCGAGAGCCCGATCGGGGTGATGACCCACCGCCTGTACTGCGACCTGCGGGACAAGTTCGTCACCCGACTGAAGCACCAGCGCAAGAACACCTCGTTCGAGGCGGAGCAGGAGAAGTTCAACTCGGAGGTGGCGTAGTGACGTACAACCGAGCACTGGTCGAGAAGCTGCTCCCCACCGTCTGGGACGGCGAGGCGTGCTACGGCCTGAAGAACGAGCAGGCTCCCGACGCGGACATGCCGAAGACGGCGAGCAACCCGAAGACGGCGAACACGCTGTACGCCCACCTGGCTGACATCCGGTGGGCATGGAAGTGGGCGGCCAAGGGTGGGCTCCCGATCGAGGAGGCTCAGACCCTGCTCCTCCGGTTTGGTCTCGACTGGACGCAGGAGGAGATCGGTGACCAGCTCGGCGTGACTCATCGCGCCATCGGCAAGCGCATCGAGCGTGGTGTCGGCAAGGTCACCGCCCATCTGAACGGCGTCCCGTACGTGGACGGCTACGACAACAACGACACCGAGGAGATCGCAGCGTGAGTGAGACGACCCCCGAGCAGCCGGTCAACCCGATCCCGGCTGGACAGAACGACTTCTACGACGACCTGGCCAGGGTCTACTACTGGTTCAACGAGGAAGACCGAATGGTCTACTCGCGCCCGTACACCCAGGTCGAGGTCGCTGGCATGGGCATCCGGGGCCAGCTCGACGTGCTCCGCGCGCAGGCCGACGAGGCGATGGTCTACCTGGACGAGCGGATCGATACCAGCCTGCTCTACCTGGAGAACCTGGACCCGACCCCCGAGCAGATCGCGGAGCAGGTCAAGGTGCTGTCCGACCTGAGCGCGTACAGCGCGGGCACGCTGAAGCGCCTGATCCTAGTGATCGGCGAGATCGTGAAGCGCCCTGTCGACCTGGTAGTGTGAACGTGTCGCAGTGAATGTGTCGCAGAGGGGGCAGTCCTTCGGGGCTGTCGCCTTGTGGCAGTGAGAGAGCAACCAACTTCAAGGAGGAACCACTCAGTGACTGACACCACCCAGATCCCCTTCGGTCCCACCGGCCAGCTCGTCTACGAGCGCACCTACTCCCGCACGCTGGCCGATGGTTCCAAGGAGACCTGGCCGGACACGGTCCGCCGTGTGGCCAAGGGCAACCTCGCCCTGGTCTACGGCACCGACATGGACGCCTGGCCCGCGAGTGTGCAAGCTGAGCACGACGAGCTGGTCTCGTACATGGACGAGTTCGCGATCATCCCCGCTGGCCGCCATCTCTGGGCCACGGGCGTGAAGGGTCGGCAGTACCTCTTCAACTGCCACGTCGCCCCGTGGGGCGAGAAGCTGTCCCGGCACTTCGAGTTCACCTTCATGCGCCTGATGGAGGGCGGCGGTGTCGGTGGCAACTACAGCTCCAGCTACCTCCAGGGGTACGGCGCACCGCGCCGCGAGCTGGACGTGCACATCGTCTGCGACGCGACGCACCCGGACTACGAGGAGATGAAGTCCTCGGGCCTGCTGTCCACCGAGTACGACTCGGACTGGGACGGAGCCTTCGAGGTGGACGACTCCCGTGAGGGTTGGGCCGACGCGATGGTCGACCTGATCGACACCTTCATGACGGACGACGAGGTCGTCCACCGGAACCGTGTCTACGACGTGAGCCGCGTCCGCGCCAAGGGTGCTCGACTGAAGACGTTCGGCGGCACGGCCAGTGGCCCGGCCCCCTTCGGCCGGATGATGCAGGAAATCGGCCGCATCCTGAGCAAGGCTGCGCGCGAGGTCGGCGAGTGGGCGGTCATCCCGCACGTCACTCCCACCGAGGCCATGGAGATCGACCACGCCATCGCGGAGTGCGTCGTCTCGGGTGGCGTCCGGCGCTCTGCTCGCATGGCGATCGTGAAGTGGGACGACCCCTTCATCGAGGACTTCCTCGCGTGCAAGCACGACATGTCGAAGCACTGGACCACGAACATCTCGGTCGAGATCGACAACCGCTTCATCCAGGCGCTCAACGAGGTGACGGACGGACGGCACGCTGAGGCTGTCGCGGTCCACCGCCGAGTGGTCGAGGGGATGCTGATCAACGGTGAGCCCGGCTACTGGAACTCCTCGTACTCCAACGAGGGTGAGGTCGGCACGGTCATCGCGACCAACCCCTGCGGAGAGATCGCGCTGGAGCCGACCGAGAACTGCAACCTCGGCCATGTGAACCTGGACTACTTCGCCCCGAAGGAGAAGGGCGGCGGCATCCAGAAGGGCAAGCTGCTCCGAGCCCACCAGCTCATGACCCGCTTCCTCATGCGCGCCACCTTCGGCGACGTGACGGACGCGGAGCAGGCGGCCAAGCTCGCGGCGAACCGGCGCATCGGTGTGGGTCACCTCGGTGTCCAGGGCTTCCTGGCCAAGCAGGGTGTCCGCTACTCGTCGGCCCCGTACGTCGAGTCCTTCCGCTGGCTGCTGGAGGATCTGTACGACGCGGTCCGCGAGGAGGCTCGGGAGTACGCCTTCCAGCTCCGCATCCCGGAGCCCGTGAAGGTGACGACCGTGGCCCCGACCGGCTCGATCGCGAAGCTGCCTGGCGTGAGCGAGGGCATCCACCCGATCTACGCCCGGACGTTCCTCCGCCGAGTCCGCTTCTCCATGCCGGACCCGGCGCAGGCGAAGACGGTGCAGGACGCGATGATGGCCGGTCACCTGGTCGAGCAGTGCATCTACGACCAGTCCGGCAACACCATGGTCGTGGCCTACCCGACCAAGGAGAAGCTGGTCGCCGAGGTCGAGGAGCTGGGCTTCGACCCGGAGGTCGTGGAGTCCGCCGACGAGATCCCGCTCGACGCGATGCTCGCCTTCCAGGCGATGTACCAGAGCTACTACGCGGACAACGCGGTGAGCTTCACGGTGAACTTCCCCGAGGGGCAGTACGACGTGGACGAGGCCGCCCAGATCATCCGTGGCTGGCTGCCCGAGCTGAAGGGTACGACCCTGATGCCGGACGGCACCCGAGCCCAGGCTCCGTACGAGCGGCTGACCGCTGAGGAGTTCGCTCAGTACGAGGTCGTGTCCGTCGAGGACAGCACGGACGAGAACTGCGCGAACGGCGCTTGCCCCGTCCGGTAACCCCGAGCCCCCGGCTCATCTCGCGAGAGGTGAGACCGGGGGCCTTTCTGTGTTCAGAACAACTTCTCGGTCTGCTCCTCGCCGTACCGGCGCTGCGCCTGGAAGTACGGCAGGAGAGCGGTCGGCATGTTCGGGCGCTTGCCGTTGATCAAGTCCTTCACACTGATGATCTGCACCTTCGGGTAGCGCTGCCCGTTGGCAGGGTGGTTGTACGCCCCGCTGTGGTTTGCGGCGTCGGCCATCCCCTTCGTCGGCTCGTTCATGCAGACGAACACGCCCATGGCGGCACGTTGAGACTCGACCGTGCCCACGAGGTCGCGGACGTGGCCGGGGTTGGTTGCGCCGCCCTTGACGGAGACCAGCACCCTGTCGCTCCCGCCCTTCCCGTCGATGGGAAAGCGGATCACACCGTCGATGCCGCGATCTCCGACCTGCTTCTCGTTGGGCTGGCCGTCGAGCATCATCACGCACCAGCGCTCGAACTCGAACGGCGACCGCTTGAACAGCGCAGCCGCTCCCGCGATGTCCCTCGGGATGCCAAGGATCTCGTACGTCTTGCGGATCTCCTCGCCGTAGGTGTGGCGGAGGCGTGCGTCGATTAGATCAACGGCAAGGGTCGTTACGTCTATGCCGATCCATCGACGGCCCAACTTCTGCGCGGCATCCACGGTGGTTCCACAGCCACAGAAGGGATCCAGGACCAACTGCCCCTCGTCGGTGCTCGCCGTGATGATGCGCTCCAGCAGGGTCAACGGCTTCTGCGTGGGGTAGCCGAGCCGCTCTGCTGCCTGCGAGTTGATCGGAGAGATGTCGTTCCAGACATCTCCGATGGGTCTGCCCTTCAACTCCGACATGTAGTTCTTTCGCCGGATGCGGCCCTTGGGGTTCTTCGGAAAGATCAGCCGATCATCGGCGTCGAGTTGCTCCATGAGTTCGCGGCTCACCCGCCAACCGTTCGTCGGTGGCGGATAGCCCTTGTACTCGTAGGTGAGGTTGGGTCGCGGGTTCGGGCTGTCGAGAGGAGCGCCCTCGTATCGTCCGCGTCCATCATGGTCGTCCAACGTGAAGCGCTTCAGGTACACCTCGCCATGAGCCGTCTCCTGGGCGTGAAAGACAGGATCTTGGGCCTTTGAGTACATGAGGATGACATCGTGCACAGACCCGAACTTGCGGCGAGCATCCCCCTTGGTTGCTGTCCGCTTCCAGATCACCTCGTTGCGGAAGTTCTCTGGGCCAAAGATCGCGTCGAGCAAGACCTTCAGGTAGTGGCTGGCAGTCGGGTCGCAGTGAAGGTAGAGGCTGCCCGTTGCCCGCAGAACTCGTCGGAGTTCGATGAGCCTCGCGGTCATCATGACGAGGTACGCGAGCACGTCGTTGTCCCCAAGCAACTTGCGCATGGCCTCCAGCGCGTCCTTTGCCCTGTTCGGCGTGCTCGATGCCTGTAGCAGTTCCATGTAGAGACCTTCGGTCTCGTGTGACCACACCCACGTGTCATCGAAGGCTTCCATCTGCGCCTGCGACTCCTCGCCGGACTTCTCCTTGAACAGCAGGGAGAACTTCCGGTTCGAGTTGAACGGCGGGTCGAGGTAGACGAGATCGACCGACTCGTCGGCGATGTTCTGACGCAACACGTCGAGGTTGTCGCCGTAGTACAGCCGGTTCAGGTCATCGTTGGTGCGCTTGCGGGCCACGGTGTGAGCCTGCCAGAGACCCCTGACGGTGTCGGCAGCGGCTCGCCGTTGCGCTCCGATCCGGTTAGACCCACTCGATCGCGCAAGTGACGACGGCCCCTGACCGAGGCGCTGGCAGGTCGCGAGACTGACCCTGGGGTGATGGCCTCGACGGCTGACGCGGGACTGCGAGAGAGGCGAGCAGAGCCTCCCTCTCCTCCTCGGGTAGGGCCATGAGCTGGTCTGCCAGCCGCTTGATGGTCGCGCCGTTCATGCGCGTTCCAGCAGGTCAGAGGGCTTCTTGACCGAGAGCGGGAGCATCTTCCCGCCAGGCGGTGCCAGTTGTGGCCATGTATCCATCTGGGGGCAGATGGAGACAAGGTCACATCCAGTGGTAGCTTGCTCACCATGAGCAGCCGGAAGCGACAGCCAGCCGCAGAGCGCGCGGCCTACAACATCGACGCCGAGTGGACCGAGGCTGACCTCGCCCTGTTACAGGAGCTGGAGGAGGCCGAGGCTCGGCTTCCCCTGGACGCTCCCCGCGCGCTTCTGTCCGTGCGCCTGTCCGTCTTCACTGACGACACCACGTCCCCGGTCCGGCAGGAGCTGGACCTTCGGCAGCTCGCCCGAGAGAAGGGGCTACGGGTCATCGGCGTGGCCAGCGACCTGAACGTGTCGGCTACCAAGGTACCGCCATGGAAGCGGAAGTCCCTCGGCGACTGGTTGAGCAACCGTGCTCCCGAGTTCGACGCGCTCCTGTTCTGGAAGATCGACCGGTTCATCCGCAACCTCAACGACCTGAACGTGATGGTCCGTTGGTCGGAGACCTACTCGAAGAACCTGATCTCGAAGAACGACCCGATCGACCTGACGACGACGATGGGCAAGATGATGGTCCAGCTCCTCGGTGGTGTCGCCGAGATCGAGGCAGCCAACACGAAGACCCGAGTCGAGTCCCTGTGGGACTACACCAAGACCCAGGGCGAGTGGCTGGTCGGCAAGCCCGCGTACGGCTACATGACCCAGCGGGACGAGACCGGCAAGGTGGTCCTGGTCATCGACCCCCAGGCGAGCGAAGCGCTGCACCTGGCCCGCGAGCTGGCGATCGGAGGGATGGCGGCTCGGGTCGTCGCCGATGAGCTGAAGAAGCGCGAGCTGGTGACGGGCGGCCTGACGGCCAGCACTCTGCTGCGTCGGCTGCGGAACCCTGCCCTGCTCGGCTACCGAGTGGAAGAGAACAAGGAGACGACCGGGATGCGCCGCTCGAAGCTCCTCTACGGACGCGACGGCAAGCCGATCCGGGTGGCTGACCCCATCTTCACCCAGGAGGAGTTCGACTCACTCCAGGCGGTGCTCGATGCGCGCGGGAAGAACCAGCCGCCTCGCCACGTGGGCGGCGCGACGAAGTTCCTGGGTGTGCTGAAGTGCGTCAACTGCGAGACGAACATGATCGTCCACCACACCCGGAACAAGCACGGTGACTACGCCTACCTGCGGTGCCAGGGCTGCAAGTCCGGAGGGTACGGATCGCCCAACCCGACCGAGGTCTACGACCGGCTGGTCGAGCAGGTGCTCGCGGTACTCGGGGACTTCCCTGTCGAGACGCGGGAGTACGCCCGAGGCGAGGAGATGCGCAAGGAGCTGAAACGACTGGAGGAGTCGATCGCGTACTACATGAAGGAGCTGGAGCCGGGCGGCCGGTACACGAAGACGCGGTTCACCCAGGACCAGGCCGAGGGAACGCTCGACAAGCTCATCGCAGAGCTGGAGGCCATCGACCCTGAGTCGGCGAAGGACCGGTGGGTGTACGTCGCCGGGGGCAAGACGTTCCGGGAGCACTGGGAGCAGGGCGGCGTGGAGGCGATGTCCCTTGACCTACTCCGCGCAGGCATCAAGGTCCAGGTGACTCGGACCAAGGTCCCCAAGGTGCGTGCCCCCGAGGTGCACCTGAAGCTCATGATCCCGAAGGACGTGCGTCAGCGCCTGGTCATCCGGCCGGACGACTTCGGCGACACGTTCTGACCCAGAACGCACGAAAGCCCCCAGTCGAGTGATGACTGGGGGCTTCGTTGTTAGAGCTTGCTCGGGTCGTACGGGATCTCCTCGTCACCGTCGATGATGACGACCTCGATCTCGATCACGGGGCCACTCGGCCGTGCCGCTGGAACGCGCCCCAGGTGTGGGGCATGTCGTGCTGGAAGTAGTCCTCCATCTTCTCGGCGGCCATCTCGATCTCCCGCTGGGGGAACGAGGGGAAGGTCGACTCCGCGTCGGTCGTGCGGAGCGAGAGGAAGTGCATGAGCGACCGCGCGTTGCAGGTCGCGTAGAACGAGGTGTAGATGCCCACCGGCAGGATGCTGCGGGCCACCTCCTTGGCGATGCCGTGCAGGAGCAGGGCCTCGTACTCCTCGTAGACCGTGGAGTAGGTGTGCTCGAGGACGTAGGGGACGAGCCCCTTCTGGAAGTTGGTGCCGGGCTCGAAGGTGTAGGCACCGGGCTTGCCGACCTGGACCAGGTTCCGGTCCGGCGACGGCACGTAGAAGGTGGGTTCGAGCTGCTTGTACCGGCCGCTCTCCTCGTTGTAGCTCCAGCCAGCACGGTGACGGAACCACTCGCGGGCCACGAACACAGGGGCCTCGACGTAGAAGGTGAAGCTGTTGTGCTCGAAGGGCGAGCCGTGCCTGTCCCGCATGAGGAAGTTGATCAGGCCGTCGACACGGTCAGCTCGGTCAGTCGGGATGTCCTTGCCGTAGGTCGAGACCCAGGCGGCCTGCGCCACGTCGGAGTCGGAGGCGTTGGACTTGATCAGCTCGACGTGGATGTCCGAGCGGAAGGTGATGTCGATGGTCACTTGCGGAAGATCTCCGATCCGAGCCAGAGGCCCATGGCGGTGCCCAGCAGGAGGGCAGAGACGAACATGACGAAGAGGTAGGTGCTGGTCACGCGGCGACTTCCTCGCGGAGCTGCCTCTCGTGGATGATCGGCGTGCCCTGCCAGGCGAACTCCTCCAGCCGGGCGAGCATCCGCCAGGCCAGAGCGCTCTTGCCGAAGCCAGTGCGGTAGATGACCGAAGGGGCTCGGTCCTTCAGGAGGTGGATGAGGCGGAACGGGATGATGTTCTCGGGCTTGACCTCGGGGAAGAGGCGGGCCTGGTGGTAGCCGTAGACGATGGCCACGGGCTCAGTGTTCTGCGACACTCTCACATCTCCTCAGTTGTGAACGGACTGCGTGAACTGGGACAGCTCGGCATCGAAGGCCGGGCTGCGGGTGACCTGGTACTTCCCGACCCGCATGTGCTGGGTCACGCCAGGTCCGACGAGACGGAGGATGACCTCGGTCTCGCCAGGGTGCCGGTCGAGGATCTTCGCCAGGACCGGCGCGGTCTTGTCGTTGAGGCCGGTTACCGGCAACTCGATGACGACAGATCCATCTTGCACACGTGCGAGGTTCTGCGCAAGTTGGACACCCATGCCGATGAGCTGAGGCGAGCCGTCGCGGTACTCCAGACGGCCTCGCACGAAGACGATGGCGTCCTGGACCAGCACGTCCTTCACGTCCCCGTAGGAGCCCGCGAAGAAGGCGCACTCGACCGATCCGGTCTGGTCCTCCAGCTCGGCGACGGCCCACTTCTGGCCGCGCTTGTTGGTCTTGATCTCGACGGACGAGACCAGGCAGCCGATCAGTACGGTCATGCCCTCCTGGGCACGGTCGTCCAGAACATCGGCGACAGAGTGTGTAGCTTGCGCACGGAGCGACGCCCCGAGCCCGGCGAGCGGGTGGTCGGAGACGTACAGGCCCAGCATCTCCCGCTCGATGGAGAGAAGCGGACCCTTCGCCCAGTCCTCCCCCACTGCGAGCTTGATCGGCTCGGTGTCGGCAGGGATGAACAGACCCGGTGCCCCGAGCCGGTCGGCGTTGTCGGCCAGGGCCTCGTGCTGCTCGGCCAGACCCTTGCGGGTAGCTCCGGTCGAGTCGAAGGCACCGGCCTTGATCAGGGACTCGATGGCTCGCTTGCTCACGGTCGCCTGAGTCGCTGCCTTCAGGAAGTCCGGCAGGGAAGTGAACTTCCCCCAGGCTTCCCGGAGTTCGGCGATCTCCGCGACCATGCCCTCGCCCACGTTCTTCACGGCGGTCAGTCCGAAGCGGATCTCGCTCTCCCCGTTGGGCGTGAACGAGCTGTTCGAGACCGACACGTCGGGCGGCAGGACGTGCAGCCCCATCCGCCGTGCCTCACCGAGGTACGTGGCCATCTTGTTCTTGTCGTCGCCCACCGAGGTGAGCACGGCCGCCATGTACTCGGCCGGGTAGTGCGTCTTCAGGTACGCCGTGCGGTAGGCGATGAGCCCGTACGCAGCGGAGTGCGCCTTGTTGAAGGCGTAGCCAGCGAAGGGCACGAGCACGTCCCACACGGTGCGGATCGCGTCGTCGGAGTAGCCCCGCTCCTTCGCTCCCTTCTGGAAGTTCTCGAACTCCTTGGCCAGAACCTCGGGCTTCTTCTTGCCCATCGCCCGGCGAAGCAGGTCGGCCTGACCCAGGGTGTACCCGGCCATGACCTGTGCAACCTTCTGCACCTGCTCCTGGTAGATGATGAGCTGGAATGTCGGGTCCAGGATCTCCGACAGGGACTCGGCCACCTCGGGGTGGATCGGCGTGATCGCCTGCTGCCCGTTCTTCCGGAGGGCGTAGTTCGTGTGAGACCCCACGCCCATCGGACCCGGACGGTACAGCGCGACGACGGCCGAGATGTCCTCGAAGTGGTCGGGCTTCAGCAGGCGGAGCAGTGAGCGCATCGCGCCGCCGTCGAGCTGGAAGACCGAGAGCGTGTCGCCCCTGGCCAGCAGCTCGTACGTCGGGGCGTCGTCCAGAGGGATGTTCTCCAGGTCGACATGCTCCCCACGGTTGCGCCGGATGTTCTCGACCGCGTCGCCCATGATCGTGAGGTTCCGGAGCCCGAGGAAGTCCATCTTCAGCAGGCCCAGAGCCTCGCAGCTCGGGTAGTCGAACTGCGTGATCGTCGCGCCATCCTGCGGCCGGACCCACACCGGGATGTGGTCGACCAGAGGCTCGTCGGACATGATCACACCGGCCGCGTGCACGCCCATCTGCCGGACGAGACCTTCGAGACCGAGCGCGGTGTCGATGACCTCCTTGGCGTCCGGGTCGGACACGTACAGGCCACGGATCTCGCCCGCCTCGTCGTACCGCTTGTGCTCGGGGTTGAAGATGCCCTCCAGGGGCATCGAGTTGCCCATCACATCGGCCGGGTACGCCTTGGTCAGCTTCTCGCCGACCTGGAAGGGCTTGTCGAGCACGCGAGCCGCGTCCTTCATCGCGTTGCGCGCCTTGATCCGTCCGTACGTCGCGATCTGGGCGACCTTGTCGGCCCCGTACTTCTGGGTGACGTACTGGATCACCTCACCACGACGCCGGTCATCGAAGTCGATGTCAACGTCGGGCATGGACACGCGCTCGGGGTTCAGGAACCGCTCGAAGATGAGCCCGTGCTCCAGCGGGTCGAGGTCGGTGATCCCGAGGACGTAGGCGACCAGCGAACCGGCCGCCGAGCCTCGCCCAGGGCCGACCCAGACGCCGTTCTCCTTCGCCCAGCGGATGAAGTCCGCGACGACGAGGAAGTACGACGGGAACCCCATCTGGATGATCATGTCGATCTCGTACTGGAGCTGCTTGCCGTGCTCGTAGTCCGTGCCGTTCGGGTACCGACGACGGGCACCCTCCTGCACCTCGTTCTCGAACCAGGTGATCTCCGTGTGCCCTTGTGGCACAGGGAACTTCGGCATCAGGTTCTCGTGCTCGAACATGCCGGTCGTGTCGACCATCTCAGCGATGTCCAGCGTGGTCCGCATCCCCCACTCCCAGATGGGAGAGGAGTCGATGGCCGCCATCTCGGCGGCCGACTTCAGGTAGTACCCCGAGCCCTCGAAGCGGAACCGGTTCGGGTTGTCGAGCGTCGTGCCGGTCTGGACGCACAGCAGCGCGTCGTGAGCGACCGACTCCTCGGCGGTGACGTAGTGCGAGTCGTTCGTGACGACCGGCGTGAGCGCGAGGTGCTTCCCGAGCCGGTACAGATCCTCGCGGACCCGGCGCTCGATCTCGATGCCGTGGTCCATCAGCTCCAGGAAGTACCGGTCACGACCGAAGACCTCCAGGTACCGACCAGCCTCCTTCACGGCCTCGTCGTACTGCCCGAGGTTGAGCCGGGTCATGATCGCACCGCCAGGGCAGCCAGTCGTGACGACCAGGCCCTCGTTGTGCTCGGCGACCAGCTCGAAGTCCATGCGCGGGTACTTCCCGAGCAGGCCCTCCTGGTACGACCGCGAGCTGAGCTTCATGAGGTTGTGCAGGCCGGTCTTGTTCGTGGAAAGGATCGTGAGGTGCGTGTACGCACCGCGACCGCTCACGTCGTACCGCTTCTGCTCGGGTTCGCCCCACTGGACTCGCTCCTGGTCGAAGCGGGAGTCCGGGGCCATGTACGCCTCGATGCCGATGATCGGCTTGACCCCAGCGGCCTGCGCCGAGGTGAAGAAGTCGTACGCACCGTGAAGGTTGCCGTGGTCCGTCACTGCGACGGCTGGAGCACCCTGGCGGGCGACCTCGGCGACCATCTGCTTCATCCGAGCGGCCCCGTCGAGGAGGCTGTACTCGGAGTGGTTGTGGAGGTGAACGAACTCGGTCACGCCGCGAGCCGGGACTCGTAGTGGCTGCGGGACTCGGCGGTGAGGTGGAAGAGGCCACTGGCGTCGCACTCGTAGTACCTGGACTCGGTGCGGAGGCCGCGACCGGTGCCTCGGGACTCGGCGGTGCGCTGCCTCTTGGCCTTGGCTCGACCGAGGGCCTTCTCAGCCTCTCGCTCGGAGAAGAACGACCTCTTCACTCCGCACGGGCACGAGGTGTAGCGGACAGTCTTCATTGGTGAGTTCTCCCTACTTCCGGTACGTGCTGCACTCGCAGCCGTCGACCATGCAGGCACCCCTACTGGTGCCCGCCATGCTGTGGGTGAAGGGCGCGTGTCCACACCCCTCGACCAGGCAGAAGGGCGTCCAGCCCTTCTTCCCGTCCTGGTTCGCGATCAGAACCTCGGGGCTGCTCAGCTTCACGACGTGAGCCGTGCCGCCAACCCCTCCCAGGCGCTCCCCGAACTTCTGGGCGTCGCCCTCGGTCCCGAAGGGGCCGAAGTTCAGGCCGCGCGTCCCGTCCTCCCAGGTGTGGGCCAGCGCGAAGCCGTCCCTCTGGGCGAGGATCTGCGCGACCTCCTTGATCAGTGCCTTGGCCAGAGACTTGGCGTCGTCGTACGCCCCCGACTCCAGAAGCTCGACCACCGCGTTGACCTCTTGGGCTCGCGGAGTGATCCGCACTGTGTGCTCCCTTCGCTCGATCCAGCGGGCGGGAGGGGCCTTGCACCCCTCCGTCTGCTCGTTCAGTCCGCCCTGTCACACGTTCACACCGGCTGGAGAACCACCTGGACTCCGTACCTTCTGGCCAGGACGTAGGTGTTCAGCCCCCACGTCGTGCCGAGCGGCTTCTTCGGGTCGATCCAGTTGCCGTCCTGCTTGAACCGGATCGTCTCCTGTGGGTCCAGGCCCACGATCAGCGTGCCGTCCGGCAGCGCCTCCAGGTCTCGCAGCGTGTGGATCTCGGGCATGTCGACGGCCCGGAAGCTCGGGCCAACCTCGCCCAGCGTCTCGACCTCCACCGGCAGGGTGAAGAAGTAGGCGTCCTGCTTCGAGCCGAAGCCGGGCACGTACCACTCGCCGTTCGCCAGCTTCTCGCCCGTGTCGCCGTCGTTGTCGATGACCTTCGAGCCAACCGGCAGGTTCGAGATCGCCTCGAAGTCCGTCAGTGTCACTGTGTCGCTGTCCTCTCTCACGTTGTCCACGTTACACACTCACCAGCGGGTGAGCAAGCTGCGCTGGGGGCCAGCGAAGGTGGCGAGCATCACCTGGCCGTGCAGGTACTCGACGCTCATGTCGTTCACGATCACATGGTCGAAGCCGTAGCGGTCGAGCGCGGTCTCACTGCGGTGGACCGTCCCATCGGACGCCCTCTTCGGGAGGACACCAGGGCGCTCGACTCGGATCAGCGTGCCGCCTCGCTCGCGGATCGCGTCCGCCTCGTTGGGGAAGCGCACGTCCGTGACCACCAGGGCGTCGTTCTCGCGGTCGAAGCCGCCGAGCAGGGCGTTCACCCAGACGTTCTCGCCCAGGATCTCTCGCCCGGCCTCGGTGCCCGTGCGCTGAAGCAGCTCGCGCACCTCGGGGAAGCGGTCCTTGGCCTGCTCCCAGCCCCAGGTGTCGATCACTCGACGCAGCTCGTAGGGCGGGGTGTCCGGCCAGGTCTTGATCTTCGGGTTCACCGCGTACAGGAAGTCGCGGAGCTTGTCGGCGAAGGCTGCCTGCCTCCAGCCTCCGCTGACCAGGGCGTTGGCCGCCTCGTTCTTGCCGCTCCGGGCGTAGCCCGAGAGCCCGACGAGCAGGGTCACTCGTCCTCCTCGAAGCTCGGGTCGAAGTCGATGGTGACTCGGCGGACTCGGCCGTTCTCGATCTCGGCGTACACCGGGTAACCGCCGTCACCCCAGTAGGTGGGGATGCTCAGGCCCAGGCCGGGGCCGACCGGCTCGGTCACGTCGAGCGGGAAGGTTCCGAAGGGAGACCTGTCGCACCACTCGCGCCACGTCTTGACGTGGTTGCTCGCGTCGCCGGTCACGGTGTAGCAGGGGTCACCCACGAACACGGTGCCCGAGTCCACGCTGACCATGCCGATCTTGATGGTGTTCTTGCTCACTCTCAGTCCTCCTCGGGGTAGTCAGGCATCACGAGATCGGCGGCGTAGCCGAGCCCCAGCGGTACGTAGAAGTTCTTGCCCATCACGTCCGGCACGTCGTGGTCACGCAGCTCCTCGGCCACGTCTCGACGGACCGCACGGACCAGGTCATCGAGCTGGCGTCGCAGCTCGGTGTACTCGTCGCCGTACAGGCCGACCGTCATCTCAGCGATGGCGATCTCGGTAGTCGGTGCCCATCGGGCACCCCACTCGCCGTACTCCCATCCGCTGTCAGCTCGGCTCACTCGCCGGGCCTCCTCTCGCAGGCTGCCGGGTTGCAGCACACCGACCACGTACGAGACGTGGCCGATGCTCCGAACTCGGAAGCTCAGACCTGCTGGCGCAGGATCTGTCCGTACTCGTCCACCTGGAGCATCACGCGGGTCTCCTTGTTGGCGACCGCCATGATGATCCAGACGATCGACCAGAGGCCGAAGGTGACGAGGGTCAGGATCAGGTGGAGGACGTGGTTCGTCGGCTTGCCCTTCACCAGGACCGCGTTCGTGTCCGTCTGGGACTCGACGCGGAAGCCCGCGACGACTTCCTTCTGCACTGCGTTGGCCATGCTTCGCTTGCGCGACTCGACCGATACCGCTTCTTCCATGTCTTGCTCGTTCCTCTCATGTCAGTTGCTGCCCGAGTGCAGCACACCGCCCAGGTGCTTGACCTGGGCGATGCTCCAGACTCGGAATGCGCTGGAGGACAGGAGGTTACGCGGCGTCCTCGAACTCCTCGCGGGCGGCCTCGTAGCCGTCGGAGTAGCCCTCCTCCTTGCCGTCCTCGAAGCCCTCGTCGTACCTGTCGTTGTCGTAGGTGCCCGAGTCGTAGCCGTCCTGGTAACCGGCGTCCTCACCCTCGGAGTAGCCGTCCGAGTGGCCGTCGTCGTACGCCTCGGAGGTCAGCACCTCGATGTCGTCCCGGATCTCGGCGACCAGGGCGTCCCGCTCCTCGGGGGACTCGACGTGCGCCAGACGCTCGACCTTGGCGATGACGGTGTCGACGGTGATGCGGTTGAAGCTCACTGGTGTGTTCTCCCCTGCTGTGTTGGTGTCGCTCGGTGTGGTTGAGAAGGTAGCACACTCACTCCAGAGTGTGCAACGTGGATCAGTTCAGGATCTTGGTGGCGAAGCCGTACCCCTGGAAGGGGCCTTCCTTGTAGTGGACGTACGCCTCGGGGTCTCCGCCCATCCACCCATCGGTGAAGTCGCGGTCGGAGATCGGCTCTCCGTAGATGCTCGGCACGGGGTCGCCCTTCTCGTCGTCCCATGCCTCGTACCAGCGGCTACCGCAGCACTCGCAGTCGCCGTCTCCGTCGAAGTACAGGCCGATGCGCTCGGCCAGGTAGTTCGCGCGCCTCGCGTCGTCCGCCTCGATGATCACGTAGTGCGTGATCCCGGCGTCCCCGTCGTAGGCGAACGATCCACCCGAGTTGTTCTGGTTGTAGGTGAAGAAGGGCACTGTCTGGGTTCCTCTCAGACGTAGTAGACGTGCTTGCCGACCAGCACAGCGCGGGCGGCGGAGTGCACAGGCTCGAAGGTCTCGGCGTCCACGAAGGACCCGCCCTTCCAGGGGTCGTAGATCGCTCGACGGAGGTTCAGGCTCCAGGCCAGGGCCTTGCCCCGCCCCTCGCCGATCACGTCGCCCACGACCCAGGCGTGGACGTTGCGCACACCCTCGCGGATGCAGCGCTGGCGGCCAGCCTCGCTGACCTTGAACGTCGGCGTGTCCAGCTCGACCCAGGAAACGTAGTCGATCTTCTGGCCGGGGATCTTCAGGCTGATCACGTCCGGCGTCTCCCCCGCCGTCAAGCGAGGCAGGTGCAGATGAGCCCACGCTGTGCTCATGATCCGTTCCTCTCGGTGATGTCGGATGGTTCCGAGTGGGGGCCGAGGGCTCGAACCTGGGTGCCTGCCGGTCACCCCTGCCGCACTCAGGCGGCGAGCAGTTCCTCTGCGGAGTAGAAGGGAGAGCCATCGGTGAAGACGGCCTCCAGGTGGGTGAGCCGGACGCAGAGCCGGTCACCGCAGGTCTGGCGGACCTTCACGCCCTCGGGGATCTCGCCGAAGGCGATGACCCAGGCGGCTCGGTGGGCGGTGGTCACGGCGTCGTAGAAGCGGAGCTGTCCGTAACCGGTGTTCTTCTGAGTGCCGCCGTCCCACTTCCAGCACTCCGGACCCTTGACCACGCGGGAGAAGAAGCGCTCCTCCTGCGTCTCGCCCGTGAGTCGCTTGATGTCGGCGGTCTCGGTGCGAGTGGTGTACGCACGGATGGGGGTGTCCTTGCCGACGTGACCCCAGCGGATCAGTCGGTCCCGGTGCGTCGTGCAGATGGAGCCAGCGACGTTGACCTCGTTCTTGCAGCCGATGCCCTGGCTGTTGGTGACGCTGCACTTCACTGTGATCAGTTCCTCTCGGTCGAGGACGCTCGTGCGTCCAGTGGGTGCCTGGGTCTCGAACCCAGGTGACTGCCTGTCACCCTGTGCGAAGGTTGCACACTCAGGGGTAGGCCAAGACCTCGCCGGTCTCGGAGATCCACCCCTCGTTGATCAGGGCCTGGGCGGTGCGCCCGTAGCTGCCCTGGAGGCTCCAGGCGAAGCCGCTCTTGACGAGCTTCGCGAACAGGTCCAGCGTGTCGGTGTCGTCCAGGTTGCCCGACTCGTAGTCGATCAGCTCGACCACCAGGTTGCCCATCGCGCTCATGATCAGTTCTCCTCGCCGTTCTCGATGATCTGCTCCAGCAGGACCGACGCCAGTCGGTAGGCGACGTGGTACAGCGCGATCCCAGCGACCTTGTCCAGCTCGCTCATCTTCAGCTCGTGGGGCTCCAGGTCTTCCCGGAAGGCACCCAGATCCACGAACTGCTTCCATGCGTCGTAGGTGTAGACACTCGGCGCACCGTCCGCGATCTCGCCGAGTGCGTCACCGTCGCGGACCTCTTCCGCAGCCTCGACCAGGGTCAGCTCGTTGTGCTCGACCTCCCACTCGACCCGCTCGATCACCGAGTCCCGGACACTCGCCAGGAACAGGGCACCCGCGCTGTTGTGGTCGTCGGGCTCCATCGTGTCCGCCTCACGGGCCAGCCAGTACGGGCCGTACCCCTTGATGTCAGCCATGATGTCCATGCTTCGCTCCTCTGCTCAGGGAGGGTGCTGACTGCACCCAGTGGGAGCCGGGGACTCGAACCCCGGTGCCTGCCGGTCTCCCTTGCGGACAGTGCGAAGGTAGCACACTGTGCGCAGCTTGCACAACTCAGCCGTAGCGAACCTCATCGAACGCTGCGACCTGGACGATGATGTCCGCCGTACCCGCGTCGATCGAGCCGGTGTCGATGCCGTCGCGGTCGGTACGATCACGCCAGGAGTCCAGGATGTACCCGTGGTACTCGCGGTTCACGTACCGCTGATCGAGGTCCAGGAGTCGGGCGTACGCCGCTCGGATCTGGTCCTTGCTGAGGTAGTGCACCTCCTCGACCTCACGCTCACCGCCGATCCAGGCGTCGAACTCGCCCTCCACGATGGTGTACTCCTTGCCCTCGGGAAGGGCGTCGAACTCCTCCTGGGTCGGCTGGAGTGCCCAGTACGTGATCCCGCCGTACTGCGCGGTCTCGATGATGTCCTGGACGTTTTCGTCAGTCAGGGTGTTCGCGATCTTGCTGTGGTTCGTCACGATGGTGTCCTCTCGGGATCAGGCAGCGACCGGCTGGGCCGACTTGTTGGCGCGGATCTGCTTCCGACGCAGGGTCTCCGCCTTGTCCTTGCGACGCGAGTCGCGCTTGACGGAGCGGGTCTCGGTGTCACGGATCTTGCGCACGATGGTCCTCCTCGGACTCTGTTGGGTCGGACACTCCTCCGGTGTCCAGTGGGTGCCAGGGACTCGAACCCTGGTGTGTGCCGCTCACCCTTGCTGCGTCAGGCAGCGATGATGATCACGATGGGCAGTTCGAGCTGGTCGGGGTTGTACCCCAGGTAGTTCCAGCGGTAGACCTCCGTCGCCCGCTCCAGGAAGTAGGCGTCGCGGTACTCCGCGTAGATCTCTGCGACCCGCTCCCAGCTCACCTCTGCGTTCCCCTCGTAGCCGAACAGGTCGGACATGGCCGAGTCGCTGAAGATCCGGTTCTCGATCTCCACCTCATCCGCAGTGGTGTCGTCCTCGTACGCGCTCCGAGCCTCACGCAGAGCCTCGTCACAGTTCTCCTCGAAGCGGACCCACTCCCGCTCGGAGAAGTCGGACTCATCCAGGATCGGGTAGCCCTTCAGCGCCTCCTGGATCTCCACCGCCTCGATGAACGCTGCGGTGAACTCGGAGGCGTACTCCTCCCACTCGATGCCCAGGAGCTGCGCGATCACGCTGCCCTCCAGACCCTCGCGGTGCTCGGCGCAGAAGTACCCGTCCTCATCACCCGAGCGGTAGGTGGCGACGTAGTCGGCCTCCTCCTCGCACCGGATCGTGTTGCACTCGGGTCGGGTCTCGTACACCTGGACCCAGACCTGCGTCAGGCTTCCGACCAGCCAGTGACCGGCCGAACCCTCGAAGACGTGCTCCTCCTCAGTCGCGGCACCCTCGATCAGGGCCTTCGCGCTGTGGAAGTTGGACTCCTCCAGGATGTCGTCACCCCGGTCCGCCCACCCGATCACGGGGACGTGCGTCTCGTAGCACCGCGAGTCCCAGAAGGCCGCGTCGCTCGGACGAACCAGGGCGTTGTCCGCGTACTCCTGCACGGTGTCGATGTCGACGTTCACGGTGTTCTCCTCTTGGGACCAGACCGGTCCCTTGCAGTAGGTGCACTTCTCCGCAGCGTCTCCGGAGTTCGTCTCCCGCTCGTACGAGCTGAAGTCGATGCAGTTCCAGCACCTGAAGTCGCTGCCTCGCACTACTCCGCCGATCACTGTCGGTTCCTCTCAGGAAGGCTCACCCGGGATGGGGAGCCGAGTGCGCGCCTGGGACTCGAACCCAGGTGTCTGCCGGTCGCGCTGTGCTGCACAGGTTACACACTCATGTGTGCATGTGTCACGAGGTCTCGCGGAAGCCGTCGAAGCAGCGGATGTACGAGGTGTCGCCGACCTTGGCGTAGCAGAGCCGGTGTCCGAAGACGACGCCCCAGTACTCCCATCCCTTGGCTTCCATCTGGCGCACGAACGCCTTGCGCTTCAGCGGGTCGTTCAGCTTCGGGTCGAGGTACGTGACCTTCCCGTTCGCGTCGACCCAGTACGAGTAGCCCTCACCGTTGCCACGCTGCGCCGCGTCCCAGTAGCAGTTCTTCGACTCGGAGTCGTCGTCCGGGCACGGGGTGGTAGGCAGCTTGGGCGCAACGGCGACCGCCTTCGGCGGAACCGGCTGCGGAGCAGCCGAAGCGTCTCGCTCTGTCGAGTCGACCACTGCCCCGGCCAGAGCCAGACAGGCAACCGTGATCATCGCTCGCTTGAACCACTTCTTCATCTTGCACTCCTCCTGTGTTCGGACGGGTACCCCCAGTACCAGGGGCACCCCTTCTGTCGAGCTGGGAATCGGTAGCTGACTACCGCGTTCACTTGCCGTTGCGGACCGAGCCGAACCAGAACAGGTCCGACAGGGCACGCAGGTCGTTCCGACGCAGAGCCGCGTTCAGAGCGGCGATCTGGCGACCCTTCTCGATGGAGACAGGGGTCTTGGCCAGGGAGACAGACATGGTTGTTCCTCTCGATCAGAGACGCACCTCTTGCGTCTCAGTGGGTGCCCTGGACTCGAACCAGGGAGTGTGCCGCACACCCTTGCGAAGGTATCACACCTTCAGCGCCATGAAGACCACGTCAGGCTCACCGGGGGTCCAGTTCGCGACGCGCTCAGTCTCGGCGAAGCCGAACCGCTTGTAGTACTCAGGCAGGAAGCCATCGAAACAGTCCAGCTTGTCTGCACCGTGATGCAGTACGGCGTCCCAGACCAGGGCCTCGCCCCGTCCCTTGACCAGGCTGAACACCCCAACCAGGGTGCCGTCACCGGCCACGCCGTACCCGCTCAGAGCATCCTCCGTGAGGAAGAAGCTGTACGAGCTGGGCATCTCGTCAGGGCTGGAGGTCGCCTCACGCACTCGGTCCGACACGTCACGAGCGTGACGCATGGCGACGGCGTAGGTGTTCCAGTCCACAGGCTTGACGATCATCGGGGATCTCCTCTTGCGAAGGTTGCACACCTAGTGTGTGCAGTGCCTCCCGGTGCCTTCGATGCGTACGGCCTACCCGTGAGGGTTGCCGTCCGGGAGGCTTCCCGATCGTGCAAGTTCCACTGTTGAGTTCTCAAGGAGCTGGTGCTGCCTTCGTACTACCCTCTCGGGGTTCCTCCGGGCGGTTCGTTCTGTGTTACCTGAACTCTACCAGACTCGGTTCGCGGTGTCAACTCTTCGCTGTGACCCAGTGTCTTGGCTGTGCTCGCTGCGACGTGGTGGGGAAGGCTGTTACCCGAGATCCCGGTTCATGAAGCGCCCGGTTCCTCGTTGGCGCTCACCCGTTCCCCTTGTCGCTTGCTTGCCCTGCCAAGGTTACACACCTTGGGTGACTGTGTCAAGCTGACCCGCTGTTGAGTTGGTGAAGATCGAGCACTCTGTGGTGCGTGGTTCCCACCGTAGCAGGTGGTTCCCGGTTGTGCAACCTGCGCTGTGTGAGCCGCTGTGTTGCTGTCCCGTCCTGGCGACAGACAGAACATTGCCACACCTTCACACCGGATGTCAAGCCGAGCTGTGTTCGCCCTGGTCAGAGCCTGATTCCAACCCGCTGTGCGCCCGTCTCGCGCCCGTTCGGCGCGGCCCTGGACTGGTTGCCCAAGGGGAAGGCAGGGGCGCGCGAGAGTAGCCGTTGTGTGCGCTGTGCGCAAGCCCTGGCCATGACGCGCGCGAGAGTAGGCGACGCCGTGCCCAGACGCAACGTGACGCGCGACACCTTGACACGACCTGGGTGGGTGGGGTATCACCCCCGTGCGCGCGAGCCCGCACCGGCCAGTGAT